CTAATTTCGACGTCCGGTTCCGCCAAGAAGGACAGCAACTTCCCTCTTTTCTCCGGAAGCCTGTCTTGAGAAGTTTTGCTGAACAGTCTTCTTTACAGATGTGCGACCCGGAACATAGGGCTGTGAGAAAAATGGATCCTCAGGCTTGCGAGGTGCTTTCCAAGTATCTGTACTTGAGGAAAACTTTCGTGGAAATCTTGCTCTCTTGCGAGGTTCAGGATCAAGTTCCTGCGGAACAAGATTAACTTTGGTTAGTTTTCGAATTGCATCGAAACTCTTTCTATCCTTGTCCGTAACGAGCATTAATGCCAAACCTGAGCTCCCTGCGCGGCCTGTTCTGCCGATTCGATGAACGTAGTCCTCAGGAACAAATGGAACGTCGTAATTAATCACGAGCGGAAGCTCGGCTATATCCAAACCACGGGCTGCGACATCAGTCGCCACCATGATATTTAAGGTTCCATCCTTGAAATCTTTCAACAGCTTCAAGCGCTCTTCTTGGGTTTTGTCTCCGTGAATTGCATCAGCGTTGAATCCGCATTTCTCTAATTCACGTGCCAATCTGCGAGCTGTCAATTTTGCATTGACGAATACGATTGTCTGGAGCGGTTTACCGTCGGAGTCTTCTCCGCGGGTTTTCAGAAGCTCTACAAGTGCATCAGTTTTTTGAAGCTCGTTTACTGAAAAGACTTCTTGTTTGATGGTGGAAGCAGTAGCGTTTTGGCGAGCTACCTCGATAACAACAGGATCAGTCAAGAAATTTCCGGCCAGTCTTTTGATTTCAGGTGAGAATGTGGCGGAGAACATCAAATTCTGACGTTTTTTGGGAAGCGCATTCAGGATCCTAGAAATATCCGGCAGAAAGCCCATATCCAACATACGGTCGGCCTCATCTAAGATGACGATGCCGCACTGATTCAGATTTGTATTTCTCTGCTCCAGATGATCCAATAAACGGCCGGGAGTAGCGATCAAAATCTCGACGCCTCTTCTTAATGCCTCTGCCTGAGGTTTGATATCGACGCCGCCATAAACAACGCCAATTCGAATAGGTGTGTCATCTGCGTAATTTGAAAGTGCCTCTGCGGTTTGATCTGCCAACTCTCTTGTCGGAGAAAGAATCAAAACACGTACAGGATGGCGTGCCGGAGATGTACTTGTATTGGCTAGTGGCAGAAGTTTTTGCAAGACGGGCAGACCAAAACTGGCTGTTTTACCTGTTCCTGTCTGGGCGGCACCCATGACGTCGCGACCCTGAAGAACCACTGGAATCGCTGTACACTGAATTGCTGTGGGTTGGGTATACCCCATCCGTGTAATAGCTGAAAGCAAATTCGGGGCCAAACCAAATTGCGCAAAATCCTGACACTCTGCCATTTATCTATTTATTTAATAAATACGTAAAAAAGGTTATTTTACAACCCATGAAGCTGAGCTTCATTCACTCTGCCATGAATAGGTATGGGGTCGCTAGGCTCTTTTGAAAATAAAACGAAGAAGATATAAGAAGTCACAAAAAATTGGGCGGAATCAAAGAAATGATCTCGTCTTCGAACGTTGTGTGAGTAGTGTCGCGACCACCATCAAGACCTCATACCGGGGAGGCTGGCAGTCTCGACCAGCCCGGCCTGTGGATTCAATGTTAACAGCAAAATAAGCCGATCACTCCTTACAAGGCAAGGAATAATCGGTGGAAAGTGCTTCCGCTCTCCCATTCAACGGGTTTGAGCGGCCCATGGTTGTTAAGTTTTTAACCCCGCTTACGCGGGGAAATCTTCGCTCCGCTCTCTCCTTCTAGACCAACTTGCGGTTCATCCCCGCTTACGCGAGGAACTCTCCTAAACTGAAAGAAAACCTAAATAATTTCATGGTTCATCCCCGCTTACGCGGGGAACTCTCTTAAACAACTCATGGGCCAACTCTGTACACTTTAGCAAATATTTCTCGTTCAAGAAAATATACTGGTAGACGTTGTATTTTTCAAAGGACAGTCAGCTGGATTACATATTTTCCAAGACTATGTAAATTTCACGAGTAATACTCTGCATGCCTACCTCAAAATCTTGTTATTTATTATTATCTTGAGGGAAACCCGGCTGGCAATTAAAAAAATAAAAAACGTCAAAACTGCGATGCTTGCAAGTTTTTTAATTTGATTAGTGGAACCTTTTTTATAAAAAGGAGAAAAGAGGTGGTGGCCCCAACTGGACTTGAATACTGTTGGCTATCATGTGGTTTAAGGTAATACCAAAAATTTCCACCCGTTTTTCCACCCGTTTTAGAAGTTTTAATGCCTTCGCTGAAATTCGCATTGGCACTTCTTTTCATCAAAATATTTGCGTTCAGCGACTTCGCCTTGCTTGCCAATGTTGAAAGAAGAGATCGGACGATGGTAACCCATCACGCGGGTCCAGATTTCGCAAGGAGTTCTTTCGCTGTTTTTAATCCCGTATTTCTCTAAATCGTTCGTCATAGTTTCTCCCGTTTCATTGAAGAAAAGTTAAACCTTTATCAGCCTAGATCAATTACCACATGTCACTAAGCTGGGTTCCGTCCGGTACGTAAAGCGGATGTCTTGGCTCTCCACCCTCATTCATAGCCAAACATTTGATATTGTGCCCACGGAACCTTTCTCTGAACTGAGCACTTCGATCAAGATAGGAACCAAAGTTTCCCCAGGCCGCCACGACAATATCTGCCGACTTAATCAGTTTGTCCAAATACTGGTCGTTTTCTGGTCCCACTGGATCCGCGGCCTTTATAAGATCATTTCGATTTTTTGATCTGAAGGCAAAAAGGTTTCCAACTAGAAGCCGGCCGGCGCCAAATTGACGGGCAAAATTGATCATACGGCGTACTGTCGCATCATCTTCTACAGCGTCGGCAGTAGACGGATTAAGACAGACAAAAAGAACAGTCGGTTTTTCTTCGTCCCATGTGCGTTCTAGGGAGTAACGGTACAGACCGTCCGGTGAAATTTCAGCAGATTTTTTAATCTCCGACATTGCTCCTCCTTCTTGGTTATTGGCTACTGTAGCGCTTTTCTACAGTATTCAATAGGTCCTCGAACCTCTTGCAGTAATCGTCGACATTCTGCTCCCAACTCAAGACATCGAACTGTGTCTCGATCGGCAGCGCTCTTGGCTCTTTTTTCAAGACTGGCGATGCGGGTGCGCAGGCGCTCAGAGTCAGCGCGAGAGTTAGATTCAGCAGCACGCATCTCGGCGAGAGCGATTGCCTGATTTTTGTATTGTGTCTCATAGTCCTTGACTGTAGCTGTAAGTTCTGAGATTTGAGTTCGAGCCATTTTCAACTGCTCAGAATTTTGGCCATTGTGCAAGCCAAAAAAATAAGCACCGGCAACTATTACAGCACCGGCGCCAATTTTCACTAAATCAAAAGAATTCATCACATCAATTTCACCTCATCGTCTCGGCGATTCATCAGCCCCGGGAGGATTTCGTACATCTGTTTTCCGTGTTCATCCTTGACCAGATTTCCGTTCCTGTCTCTGATTTTCTTTTTCGCAAACGATCGGAATCCCTCCTTTGCTAACTCGAGTTTCCCGGAATTCAAATATCCTAGCGTCTTAGATTTGGCAACTGCGCTCACTCCCAGGTTAAATGCCAAATCTAATAATGCGATGTACTGTCCTTCGGTCAGTTTGCAAGTGACGTAAGGCGCCAAGCCCTCGGCGTGCTCGATCAAATCATCGCGAATCAGCTTTTCGGCTTCTTGTCTGGTGATAGTTTGGCCTGGTTTAACTCCTTTTGTGTGACCATATCCGACAGTGAGAACTCCTCCCGGACAACGGTAGGCTTTCAATCGGAGGCCCTCCCACTTCTTAACAAAATCTTCTGCAATAAGCGGATTCCATTGCGAAAACGGTAATTTTTCCTCATTCATTTTGACTTCCTCCTAAATGAACCTTCTCTTTAATGCGTTTCTCATGCTCCGTCTGGACCGTTTCCAGCATTTCTCTGATCCGTTGTGGGATGATTTGACCGAATCCAGCCTTCTCAACGTTTTCGAGAATTGAGATCAATTCATTCAGAGAAAGAGCACCAATTGCCCATGCCCCAATCCATGGTTCATTGAATATCTGATCCACCCCGTGGAATCCGATAGCAACCATGAGGATGATGAATTTCCGGATCAATCCTTTTAGACCTACCCGGCTCGACCAAGTTCCGGTCCTAGCCGCGGCCACGATCCCACTAAGGTAGTCAAAGACAACAAACCCAAACAGCCAATAGAAGAGGTTTTGATGTTCTCCCATGAGACTGCTGATCAGAGATGTGAAACAGCCGGCGATAGTTAAAAAGAAACTCTTGAGAACTCCGGGATCAAAACTATTCAAACGGCTTAAAAATTGATCCCACATCCCTCAATCTCCCTATGTCGTCGATTTTGTAGATGCATGTTTCCTCCGATATGTAGATAAAAAAAGAAAGCCCCTCGCGAGGAGGGGAGGAACGATTAATTCAAGTAAGAAAAGAAATTTAAGTGATAGCTAAGCTTGGCCGGATTTCCACCTGTTATTTTGTAGAGGAACGTGTATTCCTCTCCCTTCTTAACTGGAGAAGTAACAACTGGCCAACCCCATCCCCCGTTGTAAGCCTGTGCAATATCCAGCGTCTCTCGTCTCATGGTTAGCATTACGTACTCTACCGAAGTGTCCTGAGCAATCTGGAGAACAAGATAACCATCACTGGGCGCGGTGTAGGTTAGAAACGTCTGGTTAGAAACCGAGGACGTGAATTGTCCAGTTTGATAAATCGTGCTTCTATAGAACGGTACCGATTTATGGCTACCACGGAATGCGATTAGAAGTTGTTGGAGAAGCGCTTTTAACATAACGCACCTCCAACGCTGAAGTTAGTTTTGACTACCGACGCTCGGGTAAAACTTAACAACGGGGAAGTCAGTATTTTGTACGCTCTCGTACCTGAATGTGACCGTGAATGCAGTCCCTTTCTTGACAGGAACAATTCCTCCAGCCCACGTCCCTTCAATCGCACCTTGCCACAATCGCATACCCGCGTATTCAATCCATACGCCTTTAACGCTTGGGCTTTTGGCAGAAACTTGTGCGGATATATAGCCGTCGTAAGGCGCGACAAAAGATGATACTGCTGTGTTACTTGGTAATGCAGTTGGGCCGCGTGCAAGAATTGTAGGAGAGAGAGCGGGAAAGGCATTACTACCGACCCATTCCTTTTTGTTAGTAAGGAATTTCTCCGCAAAGAGTTGTACAAGTTGCTTAAGCATATTGCACCTCCGCTACGGATAAGTTTCTCAATAGCGTTATACCCCCCCCCGACTAGCCTATAAAATTTACCGAAGATGAGTCTTCCGGAAATGCTGTAACCGATAATGTTCCCTTTCCGCATTGGAACAAATAGTTTGCTCTGGCCGTTGTTCAGAGAATAATTAGAACTTTGTAGGCCATCTCCCCAAACATTGATACTGCCTCCAGTATCTACGACGATACACAAATACCCATCATAAGGTGCAGCAAAAGTATCCGGTTGGCTTGTGTTAAGCGTAACGGATGTGAAATCTGTCTCTTTAGGAAGTGATTGACTGGCCACCTCCGCTGACTCAGACTTTGAATAAAACAATGACAACAGGAGGCCCAATAAACTTTTCAGCATAATGATCCTCCTGTTACAAGATGGTTATGACGCTCCGACAGACTTTGCAAAAGCAAAAGTTGTTGAACTGCTTGAGGCTCCGTCTCTAACATTAAAGTAGTAAGAAACTTCTTGGCCTTTGCGAACGGGAATAAACAAGCGTATCCAGTCTTTCCCAACGCAAGAAACGTACATATCCGGCGTGTAGATAGACACGTTTGCAATGTCTTCAGCGTTGTTTTCTTTAACGAAGAAGTATCCATCTGTTGGTGCCACGTATTTGCCCCAAGTGTCTTTCTGCAAAGAGAAGGTCGACTGATTACTTGATGGATACCCTTGGCCGCCGACCCATTCAGAGCGAGACGTAATAAATTTCTCAGCAAACAATGAGATAAGCTGTTTAAGCATAACTTACCTCCGGCGCTAAACACTGAGAAAGTTTTACTAAGATACCCCCCCCCGATGGTTTTAGTAAACCAACACGCGACATTATGTGCTTCTCGAGCGTACAGTCCAAAGGGTTGTCCTTTAGCCACTGGGCAGGCAGCCATTAAGACATCTCCTTTAACTTGTGGGGTTGAAAATGTGTTTACGTTGGTCGTCTGTGCTGCGGCAATGCAATTATCGGAATCTGCCGTGAATCTTATAGCGGCATAACCATCTGTAGGCGCAATCCCTTCGTAAACAGGGGCCCACCCAGTAACACTACTCGTTGTTGGAGATAGAGATATAACGGATACGGACGGCATGGCCTGATGTCCCACCGTCTCAGACTCTTTTTTGCTGTAAAACTTGGACAAAAGGAGCCGCATTAGATTTTTTAGCATAATACGCCTCCTGTCGAAGAATTAAGCGTCAGAACTTGCTTTGTAGAACCAAATAGAATAATCCGAAGTCTTTCCACCTCGGCATAAGAATTTAATAGTGGTTCCTTTTTTAACGTAACAGCAGAGGCCACAACCGGCAGTGTTTCCGTTAAGGACAGAGGCAAGCGCCATCTGCCCATTCTCGACTTGAATTTCAAGAGCTGAAACTGTGCTTGAATTGCTCCGAGATGTTGCCCAGCCGTTGCACGGCGCGATGTAGGTAAAGAAATCCGTTGTGCTTGTGCAAGGGATGTTAGTGCCATTGTGGACAATCGGAGCGCACTGTTCCGCAACCCAAGACTTTTTGCTCTTGAGAAAACTGTCGGAAAATAGTCGTATGAGGTCCTTAAGCATAATAGAGACCTCCGAACAAGGCGTTTATACCCCCCCCGATTACCTTGACAAATCCTACTGTGATGTGTGAAACGAAGGCTCCTTCTACCGAATATGTGGCTCCTTTGCTCACGGGGATTGCGACCCCTAAACCTTTGGGTGCAGGTGCTTGTGCAGACACATGAAAAATATTGCCAAGTTGCGCTCTGACTTCGCTATTCGTATTGTCCTCAGCACTAGCATTGACGAATAAATATCCATCGTCAGGAGCTATCCCCGCATTGAGTATTCCCCAAGAACCGACAGTTTCGTCTTTGCTGAGAAATATCGTTTTTGTTGTGCTAGGCATAGCAGAATGCCCCGCCTCCTCTGGGGTCGTTCGGCTATCGAGTAGCTTTTGAATAAGTTGTTTTAGCATTTTGACTCCTCGCCCGGACAAGAAGCCCGAGCTATTACTTAATTTTGTAAACCGTTACCTGGATTATCTTTGCGTTTTTAATATCGCCTGCAGATATCGTTACTCCCTTCTTTACCGGAAAAGAAAACACATAAGACAGCCCTTCTGTTTCGACTGTCGTATGTACGTTGTGGCTATTAAATAGGATTGGGAACCAAGCAAAGGTGGGAGAACCTGACCAAACTGCCTGCCACGAAATTACTGCATACCCATCAAATGGAACAACGTAAGGTAGAGAGGTTGCTGTTACAGATTCAGAAAAATCAGTTAGACCAACAGTGGAAAGATTTTCTCCATAGATTATTTTACCCCCCCCCCGCCGCTAAGACTTACAGCTCTGCGGGGCACAAACAAACTACACAACAAACTTGCCAATTCTTTAAGCATGAAAGAAACCTCTCTGTTTGATGGAACTACGATCGCTGACTGCCTGCTCTAATTCATAAGCCAAAGCTGTGGGAAATTCCGGGTAATCGACAAATGGGAATCCTTGTTTCTCTGGAAGATCCTTGAGTTCTTGCCGGTAATCTAACAATGCTTTTCTGTCCTCTTCTGTCAATTGAGATCGCTTAGTTCTTGCGGCAGATTGAACTGTTATATCCGGGAGCTGAACGTATCGATCAGTGTCTGAGATTCGAGCATTGCGCTCCCCTCTGACCTCCTGCTCATACTGCTGTTTCACGAAGTCATCATCCAGTTCCGGAAGCTCAGTTGAAAGATAATAGTCCCCATCGGCACTCTGGAAATATCCCTTAGGACTGGGTTCTAATTTCCAATATTTGATAATGGTCCCGTCTTCTCGTTTAAATCTTTCTGACAAGGTGTAATGGCTTTGAGCAAAAGCTTCATCCTTAGCATCGATGAATGCATGTTGCCCGGGAGAATTGGACGAAACTGCAATCCTCCCATCAGAGTCTTTTAGTGAATATTTAGACAAAGGTCGATTCATTGCCCTTGAGAGCATCTCTTGCTTTACTTCTTCAAGTGTCTTCATACTTTTCCCTTAATTAAGGATTTTCTGTTCCAGAGTCTTGTCCTGTCTGGGCATTCTTTATGTCATCGATTGCTTGCTGAGTGCCTCCGTTCTCGAGGATCAATTCTTCAAGAATCGGACATAAGTAATCATCAGTCCTATCGTTAAAACTATCGTCAGCCCAACTGTCGACTCCTGCACTAAAACCGATATTGCTTCTCGCCGTATTTTGTTGAGTAGCTGATAAGGTTTGGGGAGCTTCGTAAGAAACAGAAGGTGTTAAGTCTGTGTAGTCAGCCGATAAAAGCGCGGTACCTGCTGTGGCGTTTACGGAAGTTATCCGGAACATTCGGCCATCTGTGCCAACTACCGTGTCTCCAGCTTTTATATTTCCTTGAGGTTTTAAATCAGCAATCTGGATAGTTCCGGAAGCCGTTAAAACCTGATCAATTACTCGAACTGCATAGGCATTGGAAGCCGCCTCCACAGCCTTGGACTCTGCCGTTTGTGCCGCTGTCTGAGCTGTTTGTGCAGCCGTCTGTGCCGTTTCTGCGTTGCCTTGAGCTGTCTCTGCGGCTTGTTGGGCAGTCTGAGCTGTTTGGACTGCTTGAGCCGCGTTGTTTTCCGCTGTTTGAGCGCTGGCGGCAGAACTTTGGGCCGCCGTCTGTGCGGCCGCTGCTGACGCTTGAGCTGAATTAGAAGTGTTTACCGCAATCGTGGATGCATCAATCGCGGACTTCGACTGAGCGATCGATGTTTGGATGTCAGCATCCCAGTCATCGACCGTTTGTTTCAGCGTCTCAACTTTTTCGTTAGCAGCGTTGGCCTGAGCTAAGGCGTTAGAAGAGGTTGAATTGGCGGTTTGAGCCGTTTGACGAGCTTCCTTTGCAATCGAAAGAGCCTCCGAAGAATTATCGGAAGCTTGATCAGCATAAGCTCCGACATCGTTGATTGCATCTTCCGTCTGCTTCAGAACCTCTGGACCGCTGATCACGCCAGTTCCTGTGGGCGTGTAATGAAATTGAAATTTCGTTTTTGCCATGTTCAATTACTCCGGCAATCGCAGAAAATAGGCCAGTGCGTAAAAAGGCGGCTCATTGGTAACGCCAGAGATGCTTACATTTGCATTTAGTGGATGAGTGTGCGTTTGTCCGCTTCCCGTATTTCCCACCGATACAGTGTGAACATGGTTCCCATTCGTTGAGGTAGTTCCCGTCCAAGAATTTGCGGCATTAAAACCAACTCGGCGAAGAACATCATCTTTGAATGAACCTCCAGCGTCCTTCCAGTTACCATAACTTTCCACGTAAAAGGCACCTCCACCATCGAGACCACCTTGGCAATCCCATCCGCCAAAGGTGCCAGTTATGTTCATACTTCCTTTAGAGTGAGTATGATCACCCGCACCTCCTGTGCTTGCTCCGTGAGAATGAGCGGGTAACTGTGCAACAGTAAGTGCTGTTCCGCCAATGGTTCCATTTACAGACAGTCTCGGAATTTCAATCGTTGCAGATCCTCCTGTAGCGCCCGCATCCTTAGGAAGGGATCCCTTAACAAACTTTCCTACTAAGTTTGGTACCGTTCCTCCACTGCCGTCCGAGCCTCCGTCACATAAAACCCAGCCAACATCAGCTTGTGTAGATCCCCAAAAGATAGGATTCCTGTTAGCTGACCCTCCAAGAGTTACGTTGTAAAAAGGAACAACGGCGCCGGCTGGCACAGTGATGTCAATATTTTTCCAAACTGCTCTGTTCGTTCCGGGAGCTACCGCCGTTGAATGAGGACCGTTTGGCTGTAGACACCTGTACTTTGTTCCGTTCTGCATGACCTCATTGCCAGCCTCGTAATCCAATAGGGCTGAGTAATTCATGATTCCACCCTGCTGGAACCACACAGCAAATTGAGACAACAGGAACAAGACACCGTTGAAGTCTGCTTTGTGCGGCGGAATACCGCCCTGTTCGATCGGCACAGCATTGACCTGTCCCCAGCCCTCCTGGACTGACAAGCGCCCGGTTCCAGCCTCAGTCGGAGTCAAGGGAGGAATCGTGTATTCCCCGCTAGCGGCCACAACTCCGGGAATTTGAAATTTAGGATAGTTGCTCATATATCAATAACCTTTGAAGGATTGAATACGCCCTGATTGAAGGGAAGAAGTTTTGATCCGTAGAAACCAAAAACCAATGTGTTTGGCACAACGGCTTCGACATTTGCCAGAACGCCTGCAGGCCTATTCAACAGTCCGTAGTTTTTGAGAATCGCGATTTGAACTGAATTCGGCTCACCCACAATTCGGATGTTGATGGTCATGTCCTGATAATCGTTTACGAATGCCGGAAGTCCAATAAGCCGAGTCAGCAAAGAATTAATGGTTTCAGCCGTTGAGTTTGAAACGTTCACAACAGCTCGATAAAAAATCAGGAATCTGAAAAACTCATCATCCAGCCGAGTGTCCTGACCGTCGACAACGAGGTTCCGGTTCACGCCTACGCGCTTTCCCCACCAATCTAGCCAAACCCCGGAAGCTGTATCAGGGTTCAATATGAAATTAAAAAACGCGTCCAGCTGAGGGGACGCGTCTAATTCCGCATTGAAAAGTAACCCTAATTGTCGGTATCGCTCGGAGTGCGAATACTGCGACTGGAGTGCAATAGAAATAAGCGATCGGACATTTGAGATTTTCCGAAAATCCTCAACACTCAGAATGTTCCGCCAAGTTGCAGAATCTGCCATCGTTAGCCTCCTGTTTGAAATACCAGAGAGACATCAGACTCTTGAATCGTGGGTTCCACATTCGCAGGAATTTGGACACTGGATCCGAAAGCACCGGATCCCAAAGCCACTTGGATCGATGCAACGGGAACGGCTGTAGCAGATTGAATCGCGGCATAGAACCTAGAAGCGTAGACAGTCGACGCCAAAGAAACACGGTCATTCGCACCTTGTCCAAGAACGTCATTTATTACAGCTTGGATGACGTTGTTTTTCTCGGTCGGATTCATTGAAGTGGCAAAGAATTCGATCTTGACCTTCAAGGCTTGATTCTGCGGTCTGACAATGTTGTAGACGTAGGTGGCGTTGTAGAACCTAGAGTCCGTGTACGAAACCTGATAGCTTCCGGTAGTTCCACAGCCTGCATCCTTACGCTGGTAGATCGTTTGAGCGATCTGCTCATCCTCTCCCCCAACGATGGCGACCAGAATGGAATGAGGATTGATGCTCACGCCAAATTGGGTGATGGCCGCATTCGTCGGATTCTCTAAAACTCTGACATCGAGAACGCCTTCAAGCGCCGCTAGGTTTGCTTCAATCGCTTCGACATACCCGGTGGCGTTGACAGCATAACTTTCTACCATTCGATTTCTAAGTTCTGCGTCCGTCTCTTCATCTCGACCGACTACGCCAGCGGCAGGATTGTTAATAGTGTCCCATCCGGCAATCGTTGTGACGATCCTATTCACTGCTCCTGCCGCTACTTCTAGCGGCCCGTGTTCAATAGCAGTAAAGGTCGTTGTGACGGTTCCGGTGTCTCCGATTCGCGCACCTGCTGCGGCCGAATGTCTGTACTGGTTGCCGAGAGAGTCTTGGGCGATTGCTCCATAAGGAATAACCGTACCCTTCAAACCGGTCAAAACACAGTTGACCACCGTAGGCTCGGAGATTTTGCGGTCTAAACCGTAAAGCGCCGCCAGTGCATCTAAGAATTTCCCTGTTGCAAGATCAGGATTGACCATGTTCGACAGGAAAAGAATCTCAGAGTTTTTAGCCTCGATTTCGGCCACAATCAGATCAAGGACCTGTCCCATCGGGGAGCTGGGCTCGATGTTCAAAAGCGGATCTGTTGGCGATGTTTGAAACGCCTGCTGGATCCGGGAGCCGAGATCAGAACGAATCTCTTGCGTGCTCGGTAGTTCAACGCCGACAAGTGGATTAAAAATGATTTGAGCCATAATTTTTTAGAACACAAAAGAAACTGTTTCATCCTGCTCGGTCGTGATCGTGATTTCCCCGTGGAGTGTTCTCGTTTCCTCATCGAACTCGGTAATGTCCACAGAATCAACAGATCTCACACCATCGACTCTATTCCCAGCCTCGTGAATCAACTGAGCCAGAACAGATGAATCCAACTTTTTGGCGAGTTGGGCTTCTTTCCATGCAATGCCGTTGGCCTGCTGGAAGTAAGCATCGTTGGTCCACAACCGAATCTCATTAGCCAAGTTCTGAGCTATGGCCAAAGCTCCGGACGTTAAAAGGATGTTCCCTTCTTTCGTCAGCTGAAGATCCCACGACTGAGGATTCAGAAGAGCTGTTTTTGCTGTATGCGGCATGATCTAACTTCCTCGTTTACTGCGGGGCGCCGGTGCTTGAATTTCCACTCTGGACGCCTGTGTGCGTGTGGCTGGTAAGGCTGATGTTCTTAGCGGTTACATCTCCACTGAATGTCGCGTCAGCCCCGCCAGAACCACCGCCGGAAATCGGTCCGTTCAAATTGATCTGAGCAGAGTTAACTGTGAAACTGGTGCTCGCATTAACCTCACACTCCGGAGCATCCATCGTGATCTTTGTCGGAGCTTTAATCTTGATAGTCCCTTCATCTTCCAAATGAATAAAGACTTCCGGAGCTTTTCCCCAGAATCCTCCGATATAGAACGAATCGGACGGATCAAATTTTCGATAAGTTGCAGGAACCTTTGGAGTCGTGCTCCCGTTGATGTTTGAAATATCATGCTTTGCTACAACTGCCAGCCCAATGTCTCCGACCTTAGGATCACAGATAATCGCGGCTTTGCCATGCTGCAAACGAAAATACGGAAGCTTTGGAATAGTAGTAACTTCCAAACCGTCTCCCGAATTGTTTCTTGGCTGGAGAAGTGGCTTGACCGTAACATATCCGGCGCCGGCATCTTCTCCTTTACGTTCCACTGCCGTCACAACAACAGGCAAGGAGGTACTTACCACTTGAGAGATCAGCGAACGAATAAAAAACTCCATCGAGTTCAACGGATTGCTGGAGGCGAAGTTGTCATAGTTCGCACTAAGTTCCTTGTCTGACATTTACCACCTCGGATAAATTCCGGAGATTGAAGTTTTCCAAGAACCGCCGGCTGGATCATTTGCACTCAATTCATGTTTGAGGGAGACGATCTTCCAAGTTCCGGAAGCATGAGGGACGATTGATTCCAGTTTGAAATTCGCTCCGATCCTCAACTCCGGACGGAAAAAGCATGAGACGTTGATCCCATTGTTCGAGAATGTTGGGTAACCAATCATGCCGTTGGAAGAGTTAATCAATGGCAATTCTCCTTGTGTCTTCCGGCTCCCTTTCTTCGGCATGAGAACAACTTTCTCATCATCAAACAAGAGATTTGCTCCAACTGCATCAGCAATTCGACGCATTTTTGTCACTGGGTCCCCGTTGATAATGCAATCTCGGATTGAAGCTGTAACTTCATTGTTTTCCAAGACGTATCCAACTTCATTTGAAATCTGCTCAATCAAGCCAGAAACTGTTTGGTTACCTGTGACAGAAATCGGAGGCTGTGGAATTAAAGCGGGAAAAAGACCACAATTTGCCTCGATCTTGAACACTGGACTCGGAGCTGTATTGAAATCCGCCCAAGCATTGATGATCTCGCCTTTGAAAATAACTGATAAGGTCCTCCCTTTCTGTCCTGCGGAAATATTGATTTTGTTCCGCTTCAAAGAAAAGGACTTAAAGCCGAGATGCGTCAGCCGCTCCATTGTGTTCAGAGACAGCCCTTTCAGGACAACTGAAGCCTTTGGATATGCCGGACAACCTGATTTATCAATAGAGACAGACACAGCAAAGTCTTTAAAAGTGATCGCTTCTTGTCCGTCCATAGCGACCGTTACAGCGATGTCTTTCTGCGTGTATGTAGTCTCATTGAGCACCATTTAAAACCTCGTTCTCGCTTGCGTACACAAGGATCCAGCGGTTGTTTAACCCTTCATATTGGGGATCTGAATTGCCCAAAGTGTCGATCATTCTGAGTTTGCCTTTAAAGTTTGGCGAAGGATAAGTATTGATGTCGGTTCTCACGCAAACCTTGCGGCCTTTAAATATCTCGACTTCTTCACATGTCAGATTGCAGTATATGTGCTCGGCCACCTGCCTCAGGCTGATGACACAATTTTGACCGTCCAACACGACAGAAAACTCTTGCCACGGCAGAGCTGAAATATTGATTTGGATCATGTTCCACCACCATTGCAACCAGATGGTTAAAAAGGTATCTACTTGCCGAGGCCTCCAGCCCATTTGATCAAGCTTTGAGCCATCGTCGGTTTTGTTTGGGCTTGCCCTGTGTTTACCTTGACTGCAGAAGTCGATCGCTTTGGCGAATACGCGATTTTCTGCTGGTTCAGATTGACCGTGATGATCTCAACGAAAGAGGCATGAATCGACAACATACAGGCATTGGAAGTCTGGGTTCTGGAGAAGTCATAGTGCTCCAAAGCCATATTCCTCCAGATTTTTGCCGGAGAAAAAATCGTACAAGTGTCTGTACTGTTCATCCTCCGGTCTAACATTGCGAGCGCCAAAACCTGAACCGCATAACTTCCGTTGAACAAAAATTCGACGCTTACTCGCTCAGGCTCCCGCACAATGTTGTAAGCGGCCAACTGGCCTTTTTCGATCGGTTCAGTCGGAATCCGAGAACTCTGGTCTGCGTCAACTGCAGCAATAGAAACGTAGGGAATAAACGGAAGCAGGTTGTTTCCAACAACTGCCCACGACAATCCCATGATTGAATTTATAGACGCCATCAGAAATCAACCCCCGAAGCGGCGTTATTCAACATGTCTGTAGATCCTTGCATGGCCTGAGAGACACCTTGATTAACTCCTTGAATAACTTGTTCCTTGTCCGGATTCCCGTTGAAATTGACTACAGTCTGGTTGGAAATCGGAGAGTTTATGTTTGTCGTTCTGCCTTTTTCTCTGACGACTCCTCCGGCATTTCCGGCAGTTGCCCCGGCCGGTGCCACCACTGCCTTCTTCTTGTCATCACTTCCGAACCAATTCATGGGATTAACCCACGAAGGCATTTCAAAATTTGTGATGTCTGACAGGGAACTGGAGATCCAGTCTACGATCGGCTGAATGCTACTTTTGATAGATTCAAAGGCGCCAACAAACTTATCCCTTAATCCTGATACAGAGTTGATAACCTTCGCGATTACCTCAGCAACCTTCCCTATCGTCAGAACGATTGTCTCAACAGCTACCTTGATGACAGATCCGAAAGCCTGCAGGAAAAGATCTCCGACAGGCTTTAGGGCGTCCATCAGGTCTTGGATGGCTTTCCAGGCATCTTGGAAGCTTTTGCGAAGCTCCTTGATTTCATCGTCAGACGTACCCATTGATCTGAGCAGGTCTTCAAACGCGCTTGGTCCTCCTTTTGCAAAACTGATGAGGTCATCTAATGCAAGGGCTAAAGCAACTATTCCGGCAACAACCAACCCAACAGGACTGGCTAATAAGCCTAAAGCCTTCCCGCCCAGCATTAATGCTGACTTCGGACCTAAAGCTAATGCCGCGGCTCCCGCAACCAATTCCAGTGCTATTTTGATGAATTCACTATGTTGCGCAACAAAGTCCGTGAACTCGCCAAATTTTTTCATCCCCTTATCGATGTACGGAAGAAATACCTTGGCAACCTGATTGCCGAGGTTCTTCATCGACATGGTTGTGATTTCCCATTGGATTTTGAACCGTCTGGCGTTTTCCGCGTCTTTAGGAGACAGCGCCATTTGCCGGTACTTCCCAACAAGCTCGTTCATTTGCTTGTTGTTCTGAAGGAATACCGCAGCACTTTCCCGGGTAAGGCCGAGATACTTCAGGGCATAGTTGGCCTGGGCATCGTTCATGCCATTGAGCTGTTTTCCCATGTGCAGAAAAACAGAGGCACTGGCACCGGTGCGATCGGTGAACGATTTGAGCGCATTAGTGAACGCATCTGCAGAGCCTCCCGCAGCTACGTTCGCCTTTCTCCAAGCGTCCAGCTCAGAGACATTCATCCGGACTTCTTTTGAGAGCTTGTCTAACTTATCGCCCTCATCAATGAAGTTTGTGAACATCATCTGGGCGCCGAACATGGCCGCCAAGGGTCCTGCATATCCCTTTATCGCAGAGAAGACCTTTGCGGCCATTGAGTCGAGTTTTTGCAGGGCCTGAGATCCCTGCTTAGCACCCTTCTCAATGTCTTTTCCAGCCCTTTGACCTGCTTGCGAGGCTTGGTTCATTGAGACAGTGGCATCATCAGAATTTTTCTTTACTGATTCGACCGCTGCCGCTGTTTGATCACCAATCGGATTGCCCAGAAGTTCATCAAGATTGTCTCCGGCATCCGCAGACTTTTTGATCAAGAAATCGATCTTCTTTGAGAGACTGTCGAAAAACTCAATGATCCCATCGGCATTTAAACCAATGTCGATTAACAGACTGTCAGTTGTTTTTGCCATTTTCTAATCCGATTTATTTGCAAGCCACGCGTTGTAGTTTTTGACTAGAAGGATCTCATCGAGCTGGTACGCTTCTTCAAGCGTGATCGTTGTCTGCAACTCCGTGAGGGTTGCCATTCCTCCGGATATAAGCCGGGAGAACAAAGGCGGGAAGTTGCTAACTTGAGCAACACCCCGAACCTTCGCGCAATCTGCTAGGAACTCGGCTCTGCGTGGGAGAACAGTTTCCCGAAACTTTGAAAAAAACTGAAGTTCACCTTCAGGGATTCCACACGAAGGCGGATCAAGGTCATCGGGTTACTAATGTAGCCGTCGGCATCGTCATACGAAAATTGACGCTCATTGTTGCCATCAACCTTGTACACACAAGTCAGAAGCTCATCTAGAAGAGCCTTCGCTTCTATGTGAGGGACAGACGCGAGTGCCCTGATAATTTCTTTATACGAAACAGAGGCGTCTAAATCGAGGTTTTTTCCTGTCAAAAGGAGAATCCGGATTAAGAGGTCTTCTGACTTCGTTGCAGGGAAAGGATAAATTTTGAACGTCAGCTGCTTATCGCCGTCTGTCGTTTTGAAGATAACCGGCTCTCTCATTTAGATGCGCTCCATGGACTCGAAGTGGAATACCCAGGTCGTGGCAGCCAAGACTTTATTAAGTCCGGGCATCGGGTTTGCTGTCTGCAATACACCGTTGGAGAACTGGTAGGTCTTGCCAATTGATGGAATCTTGATTGTCAGATTGCAAACGTAAAGCTGTTTATTTGCGCTCATAGCCTCAAACAGCGTTGTAAATGCGGCCGCTGTCGGGGAGTTTGCTTCAAGCGTGATTGTGACCGGATAAATATTTGGTGTAACGCCGGCAGCCATACGACCGTCAACACCCATTCGGGTCTCGGCAACCTGCTGGGAATCGGCAACGATAGCCGCATCTGTGGAGAATCTTTCCAGTTTCAGACCGTTCGGGTAAAGCTCTTCAATCGTCATCACTGCTGACGCATTGGCGGATGTGATGTCAAAGTTTTGTACGGGCATTTTTATTCTTTCCTAAATGAAAAACCCGCCATCACGACGGGTCTTTGCGGTTGTGAAATTTTGATTACATGACGGCTGTCAAAGGCATCTCAATGCGTTGGATGCTGCCGGCATAGGTGTACCAAAGTCCCAAACGAGGGCTTCCCCGCTGGGTTCTCACATTTGCTGACGGAGATTCAATGAGGTACCAATAACCTTTGGAGTAGAGATCCTGTTTGATCGTTGAGTTGTTGGTTTCCGTCAACAATTGCTGAATCTGGGAGTTGGACAGTGCCAGCCCTGTATCAATCACGCCATTGCGCTTGGCATCATTGATGGGATCGAGCAACCATGCCTCAACATAAGCAAAACCAATAGCGTTGTAGGGTGCGCGATTGATAGCCGCGAACCCGTCCATGATCTGACGCTGGATGCGAGCCTTGAACCAAATCATGCCGTAGAGGGCATCGATCCATTGGTAGATTCCGGAAAGCAGACAGCCCCGGTTAATGAAGTCAAACTCTGCATTGCGTGTTGCAAATGCGCCGACATAGTTGACCTTGAGATCATCCAATGCTTCGGCAACTTCGTCACTAAGGACCGAGGCTTTGATGCCGGAAGCCGACTTCGCAAACCACGTCTTAATACCTTGGATAGCGGACCAATCAATAGAAGCGCCAACTGCAAGGAAGGCCGCGGCATCCTGAGCGGTACCGTAAACCATCGCCAAACAGTTGTAATTACTTTCAGCTAATTGGGCGGCTTTCGTTGTGGACTGGGTAGATTGATCCAACATCTTTGTGTCTGTGGACCAATCAAAGTACACATAGTCATCATCAATGTCGGCCCAAGCCGCTAAAGCGGACGCCTCAGCCACCTCTGTTGCATAAAGAGTTGTGAATCCGACCCAGTTGCGAGAAACAGAAGTCACAAGATTCATGTTCTGAGCAGGTGTCAGAGCATCGGAACCTTGAGAGAGAACGGCGCCGGAATCCTCAGTCAATCCAAGTAATGCGGAAACATCCGTTCCTGTTGTCGCTTTTGTAGCGAAGGAGATTGAAGCGGTATCGCCTGTCTCTGTGGTGGTCAGGATGATGGCATTTTGATTAGAGTTAAAAGCACCGGAAACTGCTCCTACTGCAGAAGCCAGCTCGGTTGCAACTTCACTGAACGACTTGGCCGTAGAGAAGTCGAGGTTCACGACTTCTTTTTCTGTGCCGTTGACAGAGATTGTCAAGGATCCGGTCTTAATGGCTGTCAGCTCAGAAAGTTGGGCTGTGATCGGAGCAGACTTAATCCAAGCGGCCGCATCTGCATTGATTCTGCGGGCCACAAAAAGACGGTTAATCGCCTTCTGCTGATTGTTCACTCCTGAGAAATATTGATTTGCAAAGTCTGCCTCAGGAGACTCCGCACCAAAGTAATTTCCGACAGCGGCGGCGGTCACAAATTCAAGTGCCGGAGAATCTGCAGGAATCAGAGCATTCTGGGTCAGCAACAGACCATTTGTTTCAAGATCGGCGCTCCCAGCTCCAATGATGCGAGGGGTGATAGAAACCAATCGATTAGCATTGATTGACATATTTTTCCTCAAAATAAAAAAGCGCCCGTTAAGGCGCTGACGATAATTGCTGAGGTGCTAGCTGAGAGCTACACCAATTTAGAGGCCGTTAATACACGGCTCCTTTAGGCAAAGGTTTAGGGTCTTCTATAGGAGTTCCGCTTAAGTAAGCCTCCACCACTCGAAGTTTTTCCTCTTCGTTCACCGGATAAAGACTGCCCCAAGCATGGAGAATTGGAATCTCTCCAAATTTCTCCTCATATTTGTCATAGAGTTCCTCGTTAGAGAGAGACATCAGCCGATCGACTTCTTTTTTGTCCATTGTTTTTCCTCGCTATCGGGAAGCTAATTCTTTAAGCATTTCATTGAATACATTATAAGATTTTGGGAGATATTGTTTTATTATTTTTATTGCTTCGGGATTTGTCACGGTTTCCTGATAGAAATTTCCAAAGGCCTCAATCGCCAAGTTGGGGATTTGACCGTTTGGATCTTTCTTCCAATAACCTCGGTCGAAATGACCATAGTCAAACAACCGCGGTTTATTTAAAACGCCACCAGCAAGATCACTGATCGTTCCACGTTCTTTTTCTGGCAACGACCTAATCTCTTTAGAAAAGGCTCTTTCCGTATCTTCTTTCAGCCCAGAGTAACTTGGTTTGTAAAAGTCTCCGTGTGCTTCTATTGATTTTGCAGTTTGGACTTCTCTATCAACATCTCGTCCGACAGATTCAAGGAACTTCCTATGCTTTTCAAATACTTCAGAAGCTTTCAAACCTTTACGACTGACTTTCTTTAAATCCTTTTTGAAATCCTCCATCGGACCGTAAATTCTCTGCTTAATCTCAGACTCAATTGTTTGAGGGAACAGACCATTTTTGTACTCGGTAGAAAAATAGGTTTCATTCGGTTTACTGGAGTTCATTGAATCGATGGCATGACCCGATTCATGAAAGAAAATCCCATGGGGCATCTCATGACCAGCGCCCTTTGAACTCTCATCGGCATTGAAACAAATGCCTTTTCTTGGATCAAAAAACGCGTCTGCCCCTCCAATACTGCGTGGAGATGTATTGGTGTCTCCGATTTTTATCTTATTTTCAGATTTGTTCCATAATAATTTGGCGTCGTCGGAACTACATTTTGACAAGCTCTCATGGATTTGATCGTATCGGTCTTGTCCCAATTGTTGATACACGGATCCATTCTCGTAGCCTGAGGGCCTTGTTTCAATGTTTCCCGTGTTCGTATAAACAACGTGGTTCCTTTGTTTATTCCACTCCGGATCCCCAAAATCATTGGGCTGGCGATGCCGACCTGCTTGGTTCTTCCAGACAATCACTGCCTGAGCACCTGGAATTTCATTTTTTCCATGGTTTGCAACTCCGGAAATATGCCTTCCGTTATATTTGCCGCCCATTCCTGCCAAAACTTCGCCTGTCTGCTCATCCAGTTTTACGTGCGAGCCTTTTTTCTCAGCCCCGTTTGGCTTGACGGTTATCCACTTTGCGGCATCCTGAGCATCACCAGGGTTTGTTGCGTAAGTTCTCCCAAGCCCATACATTAGTCCGAGCTTGAATGCTCTCCCAAGTTTGAAAGCAAGTTGCTCGTTCATTCTTTTTCCTTCGGCGGGTAGCTCACATCAACGTTTTTCAGATCCACATCAACCGCACTAAAGAATCCCATAGAAACTTTGATCTGGCTCTGCATACTGAGGTGAATCATCAGCGTTGATCTTCGGACATAGTTATCTGAGTCTCCGACGATGGTTGTGTCTCTAGGATCGTCCGCATGAAGCAGACTTATTCCTCTGTCAACGAAGAACTGCACGCCTACCTGAGACCGGCATACAGTCTCCAAAGCCTGAGCTCTCAGCATCGCATTCATGCCGTCAGAGCCGTTTAGCGTCGAAGCGTAGCAATCGACCTGTACTAAAACTTCTGTAGTTGTTGAGAGGTAAACGTTGTCATCGGTTTGGTCTTTCTCCCAATCCTCAGCACTCGTTCCATGACGAACGCTGGAGATATAGGAATAGATGACGTAATCGTTCCCCTCAGGAGGCAATGCCAGATTGTTCTGGTTACCGTAGAAAATGTTTTCCGGCGCCACTTCCGGAACTGCAAATATCTCAAGAAATTCTTGGATCGCTGTCCGGATGTTCGGGGTCAGGTTTTGTGCTTTCATCTTCATCATCTGCGATATTCAGCTTCTGGGGCGTCGTTTGGAATGTGCAGCGGACAGCCTCCCAACCTGCGTCCGAAAAATCCTCGATCACCGCAGTGATCAGCCACTGGCCTCCCTTGGAGTCTTCGACATAATCTCCCGACCTTGCCAAGGGTCTATAGATTGACCAAGGCCGCTGCTTCTGGTCGCTCGATGCGTAGAGGTACAGGCGCCGGATGATGGTGTTCTGCCCGGCTAAGTTGGCATGATCCAACGCACTATCGCCTTCGCTTTGAAAATTCCCCTGGATCTCTTCAGGAGGTGCGTAATACGCTTGGACAATCCCTCCAACATTTTTTTGACCGACCGATCGATACAACTTGAAAGTCTCATCCGCGTAGTTGGCGTTTATTGCCTGGCGAACAATTGCGTGTAGGTTGAGAGACATTAGGAAACCTTCCAAGTTATGGAGCTCTGGAGGACGCCACTCAGCGTCAGAGGCTTTGTGGTCATCACGTTGTTAGGCAGAGTCCCGTTCCCTTTAGCTTTCTTGGCCTTGTCCATTTCTCCTCTTGCCTGCATCAGTGCCATCGTTAGCTCTGACCGTTTGGGAAATGAACCTGCCGGAATACCTGCTTCTCGGATCGTTTGCTTGATGTCATCGGTAGCCATTTGCCCCATGACTCCTAACGAATGCTTTATGTCGAAAGTTTTTAGGAAACGGGACCTAAATTTCTCCTGCCAATCCATTCGTTTTTGAGCGTAAGTGGCTCGCATAAACGGACGCGGAGGCATGTACAGGGTCGTGAATTTACTGTTCGGAGGAAGTCCTAACTGAGCTGACAGATAGTGTCCTTGCTTACTCGTCACGGATTGGGTCCACCCATATTCCAAATACATTCCAATGGTGGCAATGTCCGGAATCATTATTCCGACCTCTAGTTTTTTATTGCTATCAGCCTGGAGTTGCTCTGACAGCTTTTTGAACGCATTGTTAGATGTGATGTTGATGCCCATCATCATCCCCACGGATGGTAATTGTTTCCCGGATAAACTCTGCCGCCGATTCGATATTTGGCTGTCAGCGTCCAGTACATAGCGCCGCACTGGGTTTGAGCCCACCAATCCCCGACAAAAGTATTTGTTTTCAGAAGGTCAAAGCTGGTACTCACACTTCCTTGCGTAGCACTAGCAATCCTGCCAACCTGACCGTTCGGCTGCTGGCTGAGTGTCAGCAGGTGGCAGGTTGCAAGATCAAGAAGGCGCTCCCTTGTATAGATCTTGTTGTCCGGATCATAGGGAGCAAAGCTGTCGGCGTCCGTATTCCCTACGAACTCCACCGCCACATCAAAGTAGAACTGTAGAGTTTCGTCCGGGAATTTAACTTCATCCGAAAACGCAGGATGAAGGATTCGGAATTTGTCAGGATCAAAGACGACGACAGCCATTGTTAACCTTCTTCGTTCTTAACTTCTTCAACATTGACCGATTCAGGATCGATCGGATTGAGTCCGTGAGAAGCTTCTTTTAATTCGTCCTCGCGGCCCCTGAATTCTTGAACTGATTTCATCTCAAGCAGGCACGGAAGCCCGCCATTCACGCCTGTAAACACAGCCTCCTGGCCATGCATGCGCTTGATGTTTTCCCAGTCCTCTTTGTCGATTTGGAACGCAATTGAGTTTCCTTTGCCTAGCAGGATCCCGTCACGTTTTCCTCTAAGCGAATCATTTACGCCCGGAAAAACGATCGTTTTTGTTCCGCCGTTGCCATTCGGCACATCATCAAATTTGAGGCCGTGTGCCAGGGTGCAAGCAATGATCACCGTGGACTGAGTTTTAGCAGCGCTCTTCTTCTGGGTATTGTTGAAATTGTCTGCGACAACCTTTCCGGATGTTGCTTTCTGAGTTGTGGTGTGGGTACGAGCCATTATTTTCAATCTCCTAAGAAAGAGGCCCGATCTCTCGGGCCTCCGTAGCTGGTTAGTGCAGGTTAGATGCCGAGCATCGTGGCAACGAGGCTGGGACGACGAATAACAGCGCCCCAAGTTCCGCCAACGACCTTCTGCTTGTAGCTGGACATTTCCGGAACCACACGACCCAAGAAATATTTCTCAGAGAATGCGCAGATGCCGGTTTCAATGCCAAACAGCTCAGGAACAGTCATGTACAGCATCTCACCAGCAGTTGTAGTCAGCTCAGGAAGCTGAACTACTTCGATGTTGGGGAAGGACTGCTTGAGCATGGTCATTGCCGTAAGACCGAAGGAGTTCGGCTCGGTCAGGTAGGGAGCTCTGGTGTTGCTGACAGCGAGAATGATGCGGGAGTTCTGATCAACCAGACCGCCGTTGTTCTTGCTGATTTCAGCCCACAGCTTGTTAATGTCCGCATAGACAATGTTTGCGGTCTTTTCAGGCTGTGCCGCGCACTTTGCCGCCCACGTAGAGTTAGCGGTAGATCCCGTGGTGATAGAGATCGGAGAAATCGAAGCGTTCAGGTTCGGGTCATTTAACAGACCGTAGACTTTTTTACCTTCGACACCATACAGCGCGAACTTGTTGTGAGCCATTGCCATCACGTAAGCAGAAGCCTGTTGTTTAGAAGAAACAACATTCAACTTGGCCTTGGCCGCAAGACCGACTTCGCGGTCGCCATACTTGATGACGGTCTGGAACAGGAAGTTTTCGCGAGTCGGGTACTCCACGTTCACATCTGTAGAGACGTTCTCTGCGAAGTCGGAGTAAGGAGTCACATTGCCGGCATACTCTTCGACCGGGAAGGTGAAGAAGTTATCTGTCCAGTCACCCTTTCTTTCTTCGCCGAAAATCTTTGTAGCGTTCTGGGCGGCAAACAGGATGGGGACGACCTGCGGGTCAATGAATGTCGTGAAGACGGACGGGACGCCGACAGACACAGGAGTCTGCAATGCGGCATCTCGAGCCATTGCCTTAACCGTTGCATCGTAGTCGACGTTGATCTTACCATTGGCGTCTGTGGAATAGGACATGAATCCTTTTGCTTCCACACCATGCACGCCCTTTTGCTTTGCTAATTCAAAATCGTTCATTTTTTACCTCAGATTAGGATCCGGTCGCGGCAGGCTGATAACCGAGGCCGTGATTGGAAATGATGATCGTGTCGCCCTTTGCGCCAGCCGTCTGAACTGTCCAACCGGTGTCATTTGTGGCGCCGGCAGTACCAAACGTGATGGCGCCGGTAGTCGGATTACAAAGAACCGCCTGACCGACCGTGGCGGCGGCAGGTGCGACGATGTAGTAATCACCTCGAACGGCAATCGTCAGCTCAGAGCCCTTCGGGTAAATATCCGGAGTATCAGTGTCAAGCTCGATAGACGCGGTGAACGTGCGCTCAACAAAACCGATCGGTTTGTCCCCTGCAGAGCCCTTCAAAGAGGCAATGGGGAATTTCACTGCTGTTCCGGTTGTAGAGGCGGCCACAGCAAACGCAAAACCACCGCACTGGACAGTACCGTCAGACAAGTAGTTCTGAGGCGTGTAGACGGCCTGATTGAATGCAACCTGCTGTCCCGGAATACCGATAGCAGGATAGAGACCTACAGATTTTTGAAGCATCAAAAAATCTCCTATTTATTTAACATTGTTCAAAATTGCGCTGACGGCAGTCGGCTTCTCGGTCACCTTGGCGCCGGAGTCTTTCGCGCCGGCTAAGGCCTTTCGACCTTGCATATAAGCGCGGTATGCAGAACGAGCTTCGGATGCGGGGATGTTTTTCAAACCGAGTTTCTTGAGTGCTGCCACATAGATGGAACCTGCGGAGTCATATGAACCCGCACGGATAACACCTAACACCGGTTTGACTTCTTCGATTGCGGCCAGTTCAGAGTAGATGGCGTTTCTGAGAACCTTCATGGAGTCGGAAGCAGTGCTCTTCTCTTCCTTGCCATCTTCAGGTTTCGGATCTTCATCTTGTGCGCCTTCATCTTTCTTCTGCGCGTAATTCAATCCGGCGGCAAAAGCCTTCTTTTCTTCTTCAGAAGCTTCATCAAGGCCACAGGATTTCAGTGCATCTTCCGCTTCTTTTTCGAGATAGCGTTCTTCTCCTTCGCGTTCGTGATCAGAATCGAGGCGTTTAGGATCGTCCTTTTCACGTTTTTCGCCGTAGAGAACGCCAGCTTCAAAACCAGCCTTGAAGTTCGGATCCTTCATCTTTTCATCGAGCTCCGGATCGTCGTCCTGAGCCTCTTTTTGATCATCAGGCTTAGGATCTTCGTCTCCTGTAGCCTGAGAGTAAGCCAGGTCAGACAGAGTTGTCTTAAGCTTTTCAGCTTCTTCGTCCGTCAGGCCTTTTGCCTTCAGTCCATCGATGATTTTTTGAATCATCGCGTCTTTGTCATCATCTTGAGCGCCGTCAACGATTTTTCCGTTGGGATCAACGGAATGCAAATCGATAATCGCCTTTGCTAACGTCACTTCAGCCTGCTCAACAGCGTCATCTTTTTCCATATTGAGAAAGTCCTTATTAGAATCGCGAACTCTTACCTCAGGCCCAGCGCGCCCAGTTTCAACAAGCGCAAGATGGTTCGCTCTGATCTTGCGTTGCACATAGTCGTATTTCTCTCCATCAGGTGTCTCACCCGGCGTGAAGTCGGGCTCGAACGTATATGCCAGGCTCAACTCACGCATTGAAGCGTCCTCGATCCTGCTGCGTGCGTCCTTGTCGTAAATGTGGAGAGAGTTAACTAAAAACGGAGCCTCAAAAGCTCCGTCCGTTCCGGTAGTGCCAACCCGAGTTTGTTTGTTCTCTGGTGCTCCGTGATCATCGTGATGCTCAAGATGAATCGGGATACCGTTAATTGATTGAATCGTTTCGGGAGAACTGAGTTCTTCAGGAGGTCGATAGGCGTGATAGATCTTTTCAGGGTCTAATCCGAGCTCTCGCCAGCCTGCGATTTCTTTCCCGTAATACGGAGCAACTTGGACTCTTGTCAGCGGAGATTTTTCGACATGAAGAAATCCATTGTCATCTACGGTTCTGACGCTTGTAGAGTCAAGTGCAACACTTCTGCTTTCTTTACTTGTTTCCACTTCTTCTGCTCCTAGCCCATAAATTCAAAATCTCCTTAACCGTTTCTGCTTCACGGGCTAAAATATCGGCAAGCCGAAATAAGCCTCTTCCGTACTCCTGGATTTTGATTTCAGACCAGTACGGATTGAGGCTTTTTCACTTTTGGTTAATCAGGTAAAACGGCCCTAAATTGGCACCTGCAAAAATAAAGTTCTCCTGGCATCACATTTCTGCCGACTTCTTTGTCGTACATACCCTTAGACAAATCAAACTCTTTTCCGTTCATCTCAATGTGGCTTTCTCGACTGGTGTACTTGCCAGGGACATGAATCCAAACCCCGCGAGTAATCCCTAAACCTTTGCAGTTGGCCTGCTGAATCTGCTGATTCAGTTTTAGCGTTTGGTCAATTGCCACACGCTGAGCTCGTTGAGCCGTAAATGAAGAAGATCGTCCAAGGGCCTCGACAATCTGCGAGTAGGTACCGCGGCCTTCATACGCATCCATGAAAGCCGCACGAATATTTGTCAGCTCGGATGTTGTGATGTTGCTGATTAGGCTCGTCGTGTCGGCGACCATTCCCGGTAGTTCATTTATCGCCTGAGGCGTGATGAAGAAGTGCTTGCGCGTCTGCCTCATCTCGTAAGCAAAAACGGAATCAGGAATACCCGCCGCCTTGAGCGATGCCTTTTGAGCTGTCGAGACATCCGCGGCAAGATTCTTCACGTACCACTCAGCAATCTGGCGTGTTTCCCGATCCGCAGTTTTCATCCAATTGCCCATGTTGCGGGCTATGAATTCGTCAACATTGCGACGGAATCGATCCGGATCACGAAGGACCAAGCGGTTGATTCGTTCCTTGATATTCCGAAGCCGTGCGCGATCGAGAGGATCGTCCGGACGGAACGTTAAGGAAGCGTCCTCGGTCAACCCTCCAGCATCAGACAGATAAAGGAGAATCTCGTTGAGAATCCTATTTCTGAAGGACCGCAAGAAGGTGTCGAGCTTCTTTTTGAACTTTGCCTGTCTGCCTAGATTCGGCTGAACAGCACGAGCAGTCTTCATTAGAAAATCTCTCCAGCTTTGTCTTCATCAACCTTCGGCGCCGGCGCCACGTTCTCTGCCGATCGCTGTTTCAGGAAGTTGTTCATAAGCTCATTCTGCTGACTGGGATCGTCCGTCATGAGCTCTCCCTCCATCCCTTCCGGTAATTCTTCTGGAATGAAGTCCAAACCCATATCTGAATCGCGACGGACAAACTCACGAACTTCTTCAGCGCTCAGAACGTTGCGGTCCTGCAACACTGCCAACATGTCAACCTTAGTCTTGGCCGTGATTGCTGTGGCCGCGGCATCTGCCTCTCCGAGTTCGTTGAATTTAAATGTAATGGACTGATCAACATGTCCAAACTCGACCAACTGGATAGCGTTCAAGATTGTTTGAATTGCGTCTCGATTGAGCTCCTGCTGCGACTTGATATGGTCGTAGTAATTCCGGATATCGCTCTGACCGGTCGCATTGAAACCACTCGGAGAGATTCCGAGGAGCTTGACCGCAGGAGTGCGGTTGATAGCCGCGATGAATTCCAATGCCTGCCGGATGATGCCTTCAACTCCTGAGATCGTCAGAGTGATGTTCTGCAGGTCCTCAGACGAGTCACAGGCAAAAATGGCCTCATTCGAGCGGTAACGCTGCAGAAGCAGCATTTTCGCGTCTAACTGCTCAATCCCGCCAGCCTCAAAAGCCTCAGCAAAATTCGTTTTGAATACCGTGAGGTTGAGTTTCTCAAGAATGCTGACGCCCGTTTCTCTGGCTTTGTTCCAGTGCAGCACATAATCCCAAAGGATCTGAGCTTGAGGAATGCCAAGAAAGTTGTATGCAGGACGAAGAAGCAGCGGAGGTTCATTGGCAACCAGTCGAATAAGACGAGATGCATGCACCTCTTGGCCAAGAACGAACCAAGATTTCGGCTTCAAATAATCGTCTTTGAGCGGCTGGCTGGCGTTGTAAAAACCAGGCGAGACATTGACCGGATCGATGACGATAAATTTGACCGACTTATCCTCGCCCACTAGCTCGGCTGACTTGTCGGAATAATTGAGAGGAAGCTTTAGCGCTTCTCCTTCAGCTCCTGTGTCAACGAAAATGAAGCATCCTCCCATGAAGCCGACAATGCTCAGAGCTTCATTAAAGAGCTTCCTCAGTCGATATTTGTTCTCCTGAACATCTTGGAGCTTTTTAACGTTATCCGCCGATTCGTCTTCTCCGCCCTCGACCTGAATCCATTCGCGGCACATATCATCAGCCACGGTCTGAATGCAGGTGCGGATCATGCCGTTCTGGGCGATATTCTGCAGGACACCGTAGCCGACGAATGAAGTCATCGGGAACTGTCCTAGATCCAAAGCGTGCTGTGTCAGTGAGGCATAGTACGCATTGAAACTCGAGCCAATCGCGGCATCATTTGTGAAACGAGACTCTTCTTTCGCCGGCTCTTTTGTGTTCAAGGTGATCGGAGGATAAAAGAGAGTTTTAGCCTCCTCCGGAGAGAACGATGTTCTAGGAGGCACGAAGCGAGAGCCTGCCGCATCGAGGATCTTTTGATTGATCTTTCGGCGTTTGTTTTCGTCTAGTTGATTCATGATTTTCAAAATCTAAAACGTGCCTGCTGCATCTGCTCTCGGGTCAAAATGACGCCTGAGCCGTTGCGGAAATAGTTCAATGCCTGAGTTGTGCTATCTACCTGGTCATCGTGAGAACCCGCGGGAAACTCAAGCAACTCACTGACGTAATGCGGCACCCAAGGGGCTGCACTGTCTTCCGGAATAAAAACATTCCCTGCCTCAAAGTAAGGAGTGACGGACGATGCCCTTGCCTCCTTTGATTCGGTGGGCGTTATAGGAACGAATCCCGAAACCGTTGATTTCAACTCAGAGATCACCGCCGATCCGTTCGCCTTGTCTTCAACCAGCTTCCGGACAACCCGCGGCCACTTCTGCGCCAAAACTCGGACCATCTCTTTCGTCTTCACAAAATCCCATTGGCCTCTTACCTGATCCAGCAAGTAAAAATTCGGTCCTCTTTTGCCCCAAACCTGACCGACCACATAGTCGGAGTTTTTAGAATCCTTGAACGTCATATCCCACGACATGAGCGTATGGTCAAACTCAGGAGGCAGGTTCGATGCTTTCCATCTTCTAAACCATTCAAGCTTGAACAAAGCACCGCCATCAGGAACTGGGTGCTGCTGATACAGCGCCTCCCAGTCTCGACTGCCGATCGTTTTCTTGATCTGCAGAAGAGTTGAGAGCGGATAACGCTCAGGATGCAGGGCTTCCCCCGCCTTGCGATGTAATTCGTCATGCTCGGCGATTGCCGGATAATTCACGATCCGGAACGTGTCGCCTTCTCCCATTCTCTGGATCAATCGACCAATCAGATCATCGGTATGCCAACGGGTGGCCATTACGATGACGCCGCCTCCGGGTGACAGTCGAGTGTATGCGGTCGATGTGTACCAGTCCCAGATGGAGTCTCTGATCGTCTTAGAACCTGCTTGAGCTCGATCTTTAATCGGGTCATCGATAATCAGAATATCGGCGCCCTGACCAGTGATACCGCCACCCACACCACAAGAGCGATAGGCGCCGGCATGACCAACAATCTCGAATAGGTCAGAGGTTCTTATATACGATCCCCGGGAGTCGGTACGCACTCTCGAATTGCTAAGCCGAGTGTTCGGGAACAAGTCAAAGTATTTCTCATCATCTATTACGCGCTGGACATCTCTGTTGAAGCGCTGTGATAGGTCTGAAGAATACGATGTTGCGATGATTTGAAGTTCGGGATTTCTCCCAAGGGCAAAAGCCGGAAAGCGCCTAGAAACAAGCTCGGACTTCCCAGAGCGAGGGGGCATCGTGATAATTAGCCGAGGAGACTTTTTGTCCGCTACGTCCTGTAGAAACCTGTCCAGTTCATCACAAATTTCTTTGTGTACCCAACCGAACAGATAATCAGGTTTTGTCTGCAGTGTGAAGTAAGACAAGCCTTTACGAGCCTTAGCTAGTCTGATCTCCTGTATCGTTGGAAGCCGCATTCACAATACCCTCCAGCGCATCAAGCTGCTCTAATGACAATTTGCTTAGATCCAGCTGGTTAACCTTGTCGACTTTAACCGGCTCTCCATCTTTGCCAGTAATTTCCTTACGGTCCGTCTCTTTCCACCCGCACCGACTTTTCATGTAAAAAATGGTCGCTGCCGGATTCCCCTCTCGGATAAGAGCCATCAACTTTCCGCCAACAAAGGCGTTGGCCTTAGCCTTTCCCTTTTTTATAGCGGTCGCAAAATTCGCAAAATCTTTTTTTCGATTCTGTAGGGTTCGATAACTGATCCCGAGCGCAAGAGCGATCTCTTCCTCGTTGTCACAAACCTGAGCCAGTTGTTCAACCTTCTCTAGGTCAATCTGAATGCGTGGACGAGTCCGCTTCTTTTGAACTTTTTCTTCCATGCCTTCAACCTGCCTTGGTTAACTGGTCATATCGATGATCTTCTGGATTAAATCCTCAGGTCCGAAACTTTTAACGAAATCCTGAACCTGCTCTTTGTATTCGATCGGAATTGAGAGCGTCAGATTAAAGCTGTCTGCCTCGGGCTCCTCTTTTTCCTGTTCTTCCTCTTGCTCAGCGGGTTCGGTAGTTCCACACAGCAAGGCGTTCAACTCTTCGTCGGAGAAACCAGTGACCGGCGCCAAATCTGTATCCTGCAATTCCTGCAGCTCTATTCTCAAGAGATCAATATCCCAACCAGAATTAAGAGCAATACGATTGTCTGCAAGGATGAAGGCCTTCTTTTGCGGTTCGGATAATCCGCTTAGTTCGATGGTTGGAACGACCTTAAGACCAAGTTTCTTGGCCGCCTTCAAGCGTCCATGTCCAGCAATCACTCCGCCCTGATCATCAACCAGGATAGGATTGTTGAACCCAAATTCCTTGATCGAACTGGCGATTTGATTCACCTGTTCCTCAGAATGCGTCCGGGCATTATTTGCGTACGGAATCAGGTCATTGACCGGCCTGTAGAGAATTTTGAGTTCAGAATCTTTCATAGTTTAAAAAGGTGCGCCCGACATCTTTCAGCCGAGCGCACTCCAACCAACCCCAAGGAGATAGTTTGTTAAGGCGGTTTTCTCCGCCATTCTCGTCAGGAGAATTAGAAATCCAGCGGAGTGAGCATCTTCCCGTTGGGAATCTAGGCTTGCTGGATGTTGTAAATGGCTCGGTGCTTAAGCCCACCGAGAGGCTGGCAGTTGTCGATAATCATTGAGGTCAATGAAACCGCTGAGATATTGGCCGTCCGCCTGTTCTTTAATAATTCGATTTTGGAGTACGGGAGGACAATCGAAGATTTAGCGAACGGCCGAAAAACAAAAAGCTCCGGAATCGGAGCTCTCATGTAATCGATCGGCTTAGTCATTGCATCCTCTTTTCTTTGGATACACGGGCTCCTCCGCAAGGAACCCGTTCAGATTAAGCCTATCGGCGCCTGAGTATCACAGGCTTGAAATTGTCTTATTGACGATACCACACCGAGATACCCATTGCAATAAATGCTATTTCTTAGCTGGTGCTTCCACTTCCTTTAATTCTCTATCCGGGAATCTCGTAACACTAACCACGCCCCTCTGGAGCAAGGAGGCAGAGGCTACGTCACTCAATGTCATATACGCGGCCAACCCGGAGTTAAACTTGGCATTCTTCACGTTATGCACTGGAATAGTTTCTTTTCCATCACTCAAGAAGAGACTTATGTAATCGATTCCGAGAGCCTGATTTGTATCGTTCTTAAAGACTAACCGTACCTTCACATCCTTCGGACCATAAATCGTGGCAGATCGCGATAACTCATCAATCTTGGTTTTTATGTCTTTTCCAATAAAAACATTCATGAACTGGTTGTTTTGAGAGGAACCGATGCAAATTTCATTCGCATTGCAATCCTTCATCCCAATACCGCCCACTTTAAATGGAAGTTGAAACTGGGCGAAAGTGTCTATCCCGCTTCCTCTCTTGCACCCCAAATAAGTAGCATTTGGGAAAACGTAGTTAATTTTTTGCTTGGCCTCTAAGACAGAAGAACTTTCTAAGTCGCTCTTGTATTCTTTGCATGCCGGAACTTCAATATCCAATCGGGCATTCTTAATGACCGGAGCGCCAAAAACTTCTGAATAAGTGACTGGCATCGTGATTTCAGATTTGCATCCAGCCAATAGAAGAGCAGTCAGTCCAACTAGGACAGAAAGGGATTTTTTATTCATTTTCGATCTCCTAGGGTTTGTATGTAATTTTTAAATTTTATCAGGGCAAATTGAGAAATAATCCGGCGAATATCCCATCTTTACCTGAGACATTCGCACTGTTTTCCCTTATTGTTTTTCTGCTTTAGCCTTTGCTGCTTCATAGGCTCTGAGCCTAAGGGCAAAGAAAACCAAAGATTCCTTAATCCAACCTTCTAGTTTTATATCCTTTACTTTCCAGATTTTCCGCCCAGCTCTACGCAGAGCATAGTTGTTGGAAAATACATAAAGGAGGATGATGTTTTTCGCCGTCTTAACAGTTAGTCCTCCTTCGCCAATCGTAAAAAATTCGGCCCCTGGCACATCCAAGTATTGCCAAACCAAGTTGAGCAAGTCTGCGTCTCTTTGGTCAACGTTTCTTCCAAAATCATCAGATCGATCTTCCGGACCGGAATAATCCTCAGAAAAATCCGTCTTGTTTCTCGTCAATGCGAGAGCTCTCTCTACCGCGTAGGCAATTGAGACGTTTTTAACAACACGGTCACGATATGCCCGGCGCCAGTTGTCCAAACGAGGTCTGAGATCATCAATGAGTTTTTGTTCTGTTTCTGTCATCCAAGAGTCCTCACGTAGCTAAACAGGCAGTAGATGTAGATAATTCCAAGGGTTGACAAGCCCATAATTTTTGAAGTTCGTCTCAACTTGTCGTTTTCGTTAAGAAGGTCGGCAAACCAAAGTGTGACCCTCATAAAAACAAGTATCGCGACCGTAAAGTTGATCCACCAAAACACGAAAACGGGGATGTCAAACTCATCAATAAGGCAGTACATTCCAGCCCCCTCCCTCTTTCTTCGGTTTAGGCGTGACGACAAACAGCGGAATCGGGCACTCATCGGCGCACACTTTGCACTTCACTTTTGCGTCATCTGTGAAGATCCTCAGAGACCCCTTCACTTCGTGGAGCTCTAGCGTTTTATCCGGACGCATGACCAAAAAATCAGGCGTGTATGAGCATCGGTTTGAGGCAATCTTCCATGTGAACCGCTCGAACCAGTATTTGAGAATTAACCCAGCGTTTTTCTGTTGTTCCAGGTAATCTCGATAGGCGGCCTCGGTTCGGTTCATTTCACCAACCTTGAGCCTGCCTTTGGCTTGTAAAAATCTTTTCATTTATCCCTCCTGATGGATTTGTGTTGTTTGGTTGAATTGTTTGATGCTGTTTCCAGAACATTAGAGTTCCGTTGAGCGATGATCTGAGCGTGTGAAGGCCAACGCTCAAACTGCGAGAAGAAGTCTCTCCTGCGTTGAATTTGCTCGTCTCCTGCCTGCTTGAACACTGAGCACCGTGCAAACGAGACTGGATAGCACTCGATCCCGGCTCCTTTAGCCGGATGGTGACAGTAGATGTTCATGTCCCCAAAGGACTGTTTTGGAGGCAGATGCTTCTTCCCGTCCGGCCCTATCCAAAATGCCTGAGCATGAATGCAATAGAGGCAGCACCCGGTCATTCAGACTTCCTCCGGAAAGCACAAACGAAATCGATAGCAATAACCATCCCTAAAATCTTCAAGCTGTAATCAATGTTCGATCCTGAGTAGGCGAACCATGCAAAGTCGATAAGACTTAAGACTCCTCCGGATAGACCTACCAGAGCGAAGAAATTAAGGAAATCAAAGTTCATTTCATTCCCTGCTAAATAGCAACCGATCACACAGCATCCGAGCCCGTACACACAAAAATATCCAAAAATGTCCATGCTCAGCCCTTCAGAATCATGACGATTAAAACCAAGCAAAAAAGGACGAAAGCAGCACTAGCATCCATGTTTCGTATCCTCCTGGCTCGACTGTTCTCCGGTTAAATCAGCGTTACGCTTCAACAAGCTCCAGGCCTTAAGAGTCGCCTTCCTGACTTCATCCGGGTCAGCACATTCATTAACCCAATTGAACCAGTCAGATATGGATTCACCGTAGAGGTTCCGGCGTTCCTCGTCAGTCCAACGTACGACTTCCACTCCCTTTATTCGGTCAATTTGCATTCTTTTTCTCCCCTCGGATTTCAAGCGCCGCCCTCACCAGTAGCCCAAAAATCACCAAATTATTGAACACGACCGGCGCCAAAATGATCATCAATAGCTGCCATGCACTCTCTGACATCTCGCACCTCAGTCGAATAAATCAGGTGTTGCCGGCTTTCTCATAGACTGACCTACAAACAGCGCCGGAACGCATTTGGAGCGAACACGGTCATAGAGACGATCACCAAGCAGAGAGCACAATCCCTCAGCACTGAGATTGCTCAACAAAATGGTCGGCTTGTTGGAGGTCATGCGGGTATCCAGAATCGAAAACAAGATCCGTCTTTCTGCGTCGGAGCCTTTCTGAACTCCGACCTCATCAATAACAAGCAGTTCTATTCCGGAGAAGTAGTTGAGAACTTCGTCTTCGCTTGTCTGAGAGCCCGGGACGTAACTTTTTCGAACTGCCGAGAAAATCTCGGATGTTCGGTAATACTTCGGGAACAGAAACTGGTGGTTAGCGATGAGAGCTGCCACGATTGAACAAGCAAGATGGGTTTTGCCAGTCCCGCAACTTCCAAGGAAGAGCAAACCATAGCCGCCCGCCTTTGCCTTCTCCCAACCTCGGACGAAACGCTTTGAAAGCTCAAGAGCCTTCCCTTGCTCAGCATTGAGAACTCGAAAACTGTCAAAGGATTTGGTTCTGTACTCGAGCGGAACTCGAGACTTTGCAACGCGTTCCTCAACCTCTTTCTTGATGGCCTCTTGTCTCATTACCGCTTCGATGGCTTCTCTTGCTTCGCGTTGGTCCTCTTCGCACTGCGGGCATTTTGTTTGAGTCTTGAGAATGGAACCGAGGTAGATTCCTTCAGCCTCATAATCCCCATGGATCGGGCAATTGAGAACCGTCTTGCGTTTAGTTAAAACACCGGAGAGAGACGGATGGATGGAACCAGTCAGGCTCCCGATTGATACGAATGTTGTCATAGCAGAATGTTCCCCTTGTCATCGAATTTGCAGCCCTTTCTGTAGTAGTCCTCCGTAAAACCTCCCGGAGGCTCATAAGGCATAGGTGCTGAGTTGTTGCTGTTGGTTCCGGAGTTTTGTTTACCGCGGTTTCTTTCCTGGTCTTGTATGCAGAATGTCCGGAATGCCGCCTTGTAGTCGACGTACTCTTTCCCGTTTGATTTGCAGTACGAAATCATTTTTTGGAATAGCAGCTGAGGATTGGCAATGTGATATTGCTCAGCTATCTTCAAAAAATCTTCCGGAATGGCGTCTCCGTCATTAAACGGACACGGTTGTTTAGCTTTGGTTTTCCGCTTCGCTTTTTTCTCAACTGTTTCCGTTTTGGAAATGGTTGGGGTCTCTGGTTCTGAAAAAGGCAGTTCATCTTCGGATTGGTTTTCAAGTCCAGAAGTTGTCGGCGGATTTTTTTCTTTTATATTTTCTTTTTTATTCTTTTCCTGTTCCTGTTCCTGTTCCTGATATGGCATACCGTATGCGATACCGTATGGCATACCCTTTGCTATATCGTATTTAGCAAGTTTTTTGAACTCCGGATGTAAGGAATTTACATAGGAGTCTCCCCTTGCCTCGCAAGCCCTCAGAACTGATTTAGCAATCTTTATTAATAGAGGGCATTCCGGAAAAAGGTCTAATAAAGAAGCGTAAGAAATTACGACCTTTGGATTCTCCGGCGGGTTGTATTTCAGGAAGTTTTTAATCCAGAAAATTCCAGCCTCGTCGTACTCCAACATACCGTATTGGAATAGTTGCTTATACCCTATGCCATACCGTATATCGTCAAACTTCAAAATTCTCGATACCGTATGTTTATCCACAGGGACAGCGCCCAACATCGTTGTTTGGGGCGACGTGAGAAGGTACAAAAATATTAGTTGAGCGTCAGAACTCAGGGCGTTAAATTTCGCGTCATTCCAAATTCGGACGTCAATTTTTTTATAGCGAGCCATATTGACTCCTATTTAGTTGGCGACAGCGTGTTTAATCACCGGAATGCGTTTGAATTTTTTCTGTAAAAACAAAAGACGGCCTTCTGGCATTCCAGATTTCAACCATCCGGAGACGCTGGCTGGTTTGACTTCACAAATGTTCGCGACCGCTGTAGTTCCGCCCAAAGAGTCGACAATTAGGCGAGCGGTATGAATATCGGTTCTTTTTCGCATGATTAAAGTTTTCCTAAATTTTGCCTTATTTCATTATAAGGTTTTCCGAATAATTTAATCAATGTGCCTAAATAATTTTCTTTAAAATATGTTAGGAAAACCTAATAAAGAAAGGGTTACGCAAATGAACGAAAAAACAACATTGGCAGAGCGTTTAACCTTGGCGTTAAGTGATTCCGGACTAAAGAAAAGTGACATCGCTAGGTTATGTTCGATCTCTCCGGCTTCAGTTTCCGATTGGTTTACTGGCAAGTCGAAAAGCATCAAATCTATTTATCTTCCCAAGGTTGCCAAATTGCTTGGCGTTTCTTCAACGTGGTTAGCAACCGGTAACGGTCCAATGAAGTCCCCAAATGTTCTGGTGACGGAAGAAGTTTGCGATGACGACGATTGGGTAGAAATTCCCGAATACAAAATTCGGTTTGCGGCAGGATTTGAACAAAATTCAACGCTAGAAGAACTTGCTTCTGAATATAAAGCTGCTTATCGCCGCTCTTGGTTCCAGCGAAAAAACATCAACCCAGAAGACTGCAAAAGATTCAAAGTAAAGGGGGACTCTATGGAACCTCTTTTGCTCGACCACGATGTCGTCTTGGTCGACTGTTCGAAAACTGAGATTATCGATGGTCGAATTTATGCCTTTGTTTATGGTGATGCTTTACGCGTTAAGAGGCTCTATAGGAAGATTGACGGCTCAATAATGGTCCATTCAGAAAATCCAAATTTTCCGGACGAAACCATAAAACCTGCAGACACTGAGCAAGTACAGATCATTGGAGAGGTCATAGAAAGATCTGGATCGGTATAGACGAGGATTGTTAGATACGACAGGCTGAATATTTCAGATTCTTGGTCAAATATTTACTCTAAGAACTTAAACGCATTTGAAAGCACCATGACCGTTTTAGAGAAAGATGTTGCTGATTATCTATTGAAACTTCCTAAACATTACATAGGGGAAGTTGCCATCAACTTTCCCTCCGTCGGTGGAAGAATTGAATACGATTTGTTTTCAAAGGACAAAAGAGAAAGATTCATTATGATGGTGAACCAAAAGAAAGTTGTCCTTTATTACACCTTTCAGGCAAGGGCGAGAAACTGCTACGTTCTTGCTCGTCTGGATTATGGAGCGCCTCATTTGAATCCAGATGGAAAAAGAATCGGGTCGCCGCATCTTCATCTATATACGGAAGAATATGGAGACCGATACGCAGTGGAGTTGCCAAAAGAGGATTTTTCGAACATCGGCAATCCTATACAAACCTATGAAGATTTTTTAAAATTTTGCAATGTAGTGGTTCCACCACCAATTAATTATGGACTCGTGTTTAATCCGGCCCAATGACATGAAAGGGCTAATTCAAGGCTATTACAAATGGCTAATGGATAACACTTCTTGGCGACAAATCAATGAAGTGATGGAGATTACTACGCCTTTTTTAAATCGCCACAATGACTTTATACAAATTTATATCCAGTCTTTAGGCAATGGCAGCATTCGCTTTACCGATTTAGGCGAAACAATTGCAGATCTGGAAATGAGCGGGTGTGACATTCAAAAAGGACGTAGAAAAAAACTCCTTACCCAGACAATAAATGGGTTCGGTGTGAGATTAGATGGCGACGACTTGTTTGTAGATGCAAGTAAAGAAAATTTTTTCTTAGCAAAACATTCCCTCTTACAAGCCATAATGTCTGTCGACGACATATTCTATTCTGCCAAGCCTAGTAGTCCAGACGCATTCTTCTTTGAAGATGTTGAAGCTTGGCTTGACTCTCTCGATATTCGTTATACGCCTAGGGTTACGCTAGTCGGTAGGTCCCAATTCCAAAACTATTTTGACTTCGCTATTCCTCGGTCAAAGAATTCGAAAGAACGTCTCATTAAGTTAGTAAATCGTCCGACTTCCGATGCGGCACGTTTGGCTCTTTTCTCCTGGTCTGACATTCAAGAAGAGCGCGAAGCCTCCTTCTACGTAATTTACAAGAAACCAGAAAACAAGGACGATGTAAACTTTAAAACAGCATTTAATAGCTATGATGCTACGCCGATTCCCTGGGATTCCAGAGAAAAGTTCGCAAACTCCCTTGCCGCTTAATTGCTCTCATATATGACCGCCTACGGGCGGTTTTTTATTGCCGCGAATGCGGCTTTTTGTTCCTTCCAATTCGTTAATTCCGTCTATGCCTAAAAATCCTTTAGAAAAATATTTAGGTATTCCTAACTTTTTCCTTGCATTTGCCTAATTTTCACCTTATACTTCTCCTTAATGATTTTAAGGAGAAACCTAATGTTGCTCTAAGGTAAACAATTTCAGAATCCGGGCCATGGAGTACTAAACCCGGACGCAGCAGGCAAAAGTAGAGCCTGTGAGCGAAAAGATTCGAAACGGCCGATGCAGGCGGTGCTGGTCACGCGAAGAAAGACAATCGAACACCAGCAGTCAGTGAAGTGAATGAGTAAGGCAAACGGTAGCCACGAAACACTTTTCAGCTAGAGACCTCTGACAAATAAAGGCATTTGAGATGCACGCAGTATCAAGAACAGCAAACCTGCGTTGAGGTCCCGAGAAGCTAACCAGATGAGGAAATCAAAACCAAGAACAGAAACTCGGGCGCCCCAGTCTCGTGAACTGGGTGAGCTAAGCGCTCTCGCAAGAGAAACTGTAGAGCGCAAACAAAAACTTCCTCCGGATCTCCTGAATATCCGTCCTAGCGTGTCACAACTCCGGAGGGAGTTTTTGTTTTTTAAGGAGATAAAAATGGAAAAACCGAAGAAATTAACGAAAAAGCAAAGGCTCGAATTACTCGAACAGAAACGAGCAGCTAAGGCTTATTGCGACGAGTTGGCCAAACGAAATGAGTTCGACTATGGAAATTGTTGGGATTATGCCTGCGAGTTTGGGCGCGGCTGGGAAGTTGATGAAATCTACAACTACCTTCGCCGATACTGCTGAGAATCCTATGAACATACCTTTCCCCAGTCTTCCGAAGTATCAGGCCCGCTGGATTCCTGTTCTATTCACTCCTGTAACTTGCGGTGAAGATGTTCTATTTGTAGGCATTTGTGGCGAGTTCAACAACACTAAATTCGCAGAGAGAATCTTGCCGGACGAAACGCTCAAGCGCCTTTTCCCGGCAAGTCCTCAAGCTCAAGAATTTATTGATTTCGTCATAGATGCTTTGAATAAAAGCGGAAACTTTAGTGCGGACCGCTTAATACTCAGCGGGTTCAAGCTTGGCTGGCCGTTCGATACTTATTGCGATACCAAACTGGATTTGATTGAACAGGCCATAAAGTTCTCTTCAAGCTTTGTAACGTTTGAGGAATACTTAGCTTGGAGTAAATCAAAAGCGCCGGCCTGCCGCTAGGACAGTTTCCGGCGCCCGCCACTGGGACGCATTTCTCAGTGTTCTCACACTGCATTCCGTCTGGGAATGACCGCTCGGATCATCCTGATCCAGTCCGTCAGTATCAATTATAGACGGCACTCCAACTTGTACATTTTTTGAACAAGTTCATCCACAAACCTCTTTTCTGCCAAATCCCTTGTTTCTGTCCACTGAACGGCAGCGGAAGAGGTTTCTGAATGAATTGACCATCAAAGGAGATGTAAATGGAAAGGCTTGTAATTGAAAAACGGGATTACTCAGACGTTGAGGACGCTCTGAAGTATTCCGGGAAAGCTGAACAGATAGCCGAACTGATTAACGATTTTGAGTATGAGCTCAAAAATTGCCAGCTTGCGGACGAGTCCCTTCAAAAGAAGCTTGACGAAATAAATAGCTTTTTCAGCGAGGAGTCCGAACGCCTTATGAAACTGGCTGAGGGAAAGTTCAGATAACCAACCGGGATAGGAGAAAGCGATGAGCATTAAAGAACAAGATGCACAGTGCCTCCTTTGTTGTGGGAGCCTCACTCTTCCGATGAGTAAAGAAGAAATGGACGGACTGCTGAAAGTTCTTATTGATAGCAAGTTGACCTGCATTGACTTTACTCAAAGGAACAACAATATGACAGCCATAGATAGAGCCAAAAGAATCCATGAGCTGTCATCACAAGCTTTGGAAGCCAACAAGCTGCTTGAGCAATTACTTCACTATGATCAAAAGGCAACAGGTCCAGCCGGCTTCAGCTCAGATTACTATGGCGAGCACGAATAATCTGAACAGCTCGCTCCAGATCGAAATCAATTTCTTCAAATTCTTTGATCATCTTTTCTTCTAATCGGCCTATACGAGTAAGAGCTTCGAAAAGATCCTTTTCTGCTTGATCCTCGTTTGCATCACGACCGCCACCGATGTTGATTTTAGGGAGGCTGAGCGTGCCGTTTTGAACAAAAGCAATGATTAGCTTTTGAATGAATTCTTTATTCATCTTGTCCTCCATTGAGATAGTTGAAAGTTTGCAAATTAATTATCTCGCGGAGGTGACGGCTCGGAAAGACGAGCATCTCAACTATTAGGCAATTCCTAATAGTTCAGACCATCTTCAAAAGCTCCCCAGGCTTTTACCAATTTTGTTAGTTCCAATTTTTGCGCTTAGGGGAGCTTTTGAATGTGGTCTTTTAATAGGAAACGTCAAATGATAAAGATTGAAAAGGAAGACTTTAAGGAAATCCTAGCGCTGTCAGACGGTAAAGAAAAAATATTCAGTATTGAGCAGCAAATCCGTGAAGTGATTACGCGTTTAACTTCTACTCGAATTTACGCAAAAGACTGCACAGACGTTCAGGAGCTCAGGCGAATCATTTTTTATCTCAGAGCTACAAGAAGTGAGCTCAACGCAGTGATCGAGAAAATAATCAGCCGCAACAACTAGTTCTGTTTGTGGTCTTTTTTACATAGATAAATATTTAGAGCCCCTCCGCGGGGCTTTTTTCATGGAGAAAACATCATGAGAGGCATGAATGGAATCCAGTTAGCAGTTTTCACAGCAGGTTGGGTTTTGTTGCTAACAGTCATCGGACGAGTCCTAAAAGCCAAGACGGAAGACGGCGAGAACGTTCTACTGGTCGCCTTTGCCTGCGCTCTATTCTTCGCCGTTCTCTTTCTTCTGATGTTCATTCCTGAACTCATGGCGAATCCATAAAGAAAGACAGATTTCCCAAGTTCTTTTTATTAACACCAACACACGCAAGGAAAAAACATGACAAAAGACAAACAACAATGGCTCGAGGGCCGGCGCCGGGGTATCGGCGGTTCTGACGTGGCAGCAGTGCTTCAGCTGAGTCCGTGGAGAACTCCTTTAGACGTTTGGAACGACAAACTCGGACTTTCTCCGGAACACGAAATGACCTCTTCTCTTTACTGGGGAACGACATTAGAGCAAGTTGTCGCAAAGGAGTTCGCACTTAGAACAGGCTTCAAACTGCAAAACGTCAATCACCAGTTTGTTGATCCGGAAAATGACTGGGCAATCGCAAATATCGACAGAGCGATTATCAATCCGGATATTGCTAAGCGAGTTCGTCCGCTGGAGATGACCGAAAAAGAAATCGCCAAATATGGCAATCGTCCGATCACCACAGACATTGCTTTTGAGGCCAAAACAGCCCATGCCTTCACTGCTGATCTTTGGGGTCCTTCGCAGGAACTTGAGATTAAACAAAACAACCTGAGAACAGAGCATGAAATCCCACTTTATTATGAAACGCAAATCCAGTGGTATTGCGGAATTCTGCGGCTTCGAGGCATGTACCTTGCAGTTTTAATCGGCGGTTCCGATTTCAGAATGTACTGGATTGATGCTCGTCCTGATGTATTCCAGGTCATCAAAGAAAAATGCTCTGCATTCTGGAACAACTATGTTCTAACTAAAACGCCTCCGGAACCGATAAATATCGAAGATGTTCTGAAGCTCTATGGGAAATCAAATGGTAAAGCTATCGAAGCTCAAGGCGATCTGGCTATTAACTACGGCGAATATGCTCGTCTTAATGGCGAAATTAAAGAGCTCAAGAAGCAGCAAGACGCGGTTAAAGCCAAGATCGCGATCGACATGAAGGACAACGAAATTCTGACTTTGGACGGCAAGAAGGTTTTGACGTACAAGACACAGACATCCAAGCGCTTCGACTCCGACTCCTTCAAGCAAGAACACCTGAATGATTACTTTGACTATCTGAAAGAAAGCACAACTCGCGTTATGCGTGTGTGCGCGTAACAACTTAACTCTTAGCCGGCGCCCCTCGTAATGAGGGGCTTTTTTACATATAAGGAAAAAATTATGAGTACATCCGACCAACTCGCCGCAGCAGTCGGCGCACCCTCTGCACCAGTCGCAAAACCAAAGACAAAAGCTCCGGTAATCGTTCAGCAAGTTCTGTCTGACCAGTTCAAAAAACAACTGGCTCTCGCTGTGCCAAAGCATTTAAGCCCGGACAGAATGGCAAGAATTGCCGCGACCGAACTGCGTAAAACTCCAGCCCTTCTCAATACCACACCGGCCTCGTTCCTCGGAGCGGTCATGCAGTCAGCCCAGCTAGGACTTGAACCCGGTTCTGCCCTTGGTCAAGCCTATCTCGTGCCCTATGGTAACCAGTGCCAGTTAATTCTTGGATACCGCGGCATGATTGATTTGGCCCGTCGCTCCGGACAAGTTTTGTCCATCTCAGCTTTTGCTGTCCACGAAGGTGACGAATTCAACTATCAACTCGGCCTGCATCCGGACATTCATCACGTACCAAGTGTTGAGGCCGACCGCATCAAAAAACCGATCACGTTTGTCTACGCGGTCGCAAACCTACGCGGTGGCGGCTACCAGTTCGAAGTGATGTCTCGCGCTGAGGTTGAAGCTGTCAAAGCGAAGGCCAAGTCAAAGAACATCTGGAACACTTACTTCGAACAGATGGCCCTGAAAACAGTGATCCGCCGTCTATTCAAGTACCTTCCGGTTTCTATCGAAGCCCTGCAGGTGGCAAATGTTGACGCGAAACGAGAAGCCGGGGAAAAGATCGACCCGAACGACGTAATCGACATCAATGCCGTTTCTGTTGACGATTTCAAGGACATTCAGGACGCAGAAGTCATCGAACCGGAACCTCAGCAGCAGACCGACGAGCACAAGTAAACCAATAAGGGAGGCCCCGACGAGGGGCCCAAAACAATATGCAAACAGTTAGTTTTGAAAAATCATACCCGGGACGCCCGACGATATACCGACTTTTTTGTTGTGACATCTTATGCGGATTTATTTTTAAGAAGCACAAAAGCTGGAAATTCATTTCCTTTGTAAATTGGGCCCCTCCAATCAGAGAGTTCAAAACTTTAAAAGAAGCAAAGCACTACGTGCGTGCTTGGTACGACAGAAATGGTCTATTTTCATTCGCACTGAGATGAAACAATTCGAATACAACAAAGACGACCTAGATCTCATGTACTCCGCGTTCTCCATTGATTTTGGTGAAGATCATCCGCTCAGCTCTACGGATTTTATCCGGGCAAACGGAATCCTGAGAATCATCGAAAAGGGAATTGAGTCGGAGGACTACTTCAGTGATGAACGGCGGGAATTCGTCTATCAGATCACAGAAGAACTGCACAAGCGCATCCTGAGATTTTTCGAAGAGTGCATGCTAGCCCTCATGAATGCCTCTGAACTGAACATGTCGAAAAACGGCGATTGGTTCTTGGGGGATAAGTATTTCGACTGGTACTCAACTTTTAGAACTGCCTATGAACGGCTGGCAACTAAGAGAGGGATAAATGGGAATCAAATTAAAGACTGTTGATGGGCAGGAACAAGTTCTGGACCCTGCGTGCGGAGGTCGAAAGTTTTACTTCGACAAGAACAACCCTATCGTTCTTTTTGGAGATATTAGGGATGAATCTTACGTGCAGTGTGATTACCGAACACTAGACGTTCACCCGGATCAAAAAATGGATTTTAGGTCCCTTCCCTTTAAGGACAATTCATTTTATTTAGTCATGTTTGATCCTCCGCATCTTTACAACCTCGGCAAGACCTCCTATATAGCTCAGTCTTACGGAGTCCTAAACAAAGAAACATGGAAAGAAGATTTGCAAAAAGGCTTTAGAGAATGCTGGAGAGTCCTTAAGCCTCATGGAACCTTAATTTTCAAATGGACAGATAAGGATATTCCTCTCCCGTTAATTCTTCACCTCTTCAAACCTATCGTTCCACTATGCGGAGACAAGAAAGTGACAAGCTCAAAAACTGGAGTCTCTAGGTTCTGGCTAGTTTTTTATAAGGACAAGTAACGTGAATTACTTTGAATACACGGGTGCAGATCTATATCAACTAACCGAGGCATTTTCCGATTACCTCGACTGTCCAGAAGACTGTACTCCGCATTTTTACCTAACGAGCCAAGGTATTTTGACTCATTTAGAAAAAGAGCTTTATTCCTACATGGAGGATCATCGAAACGAAACGGGAGAATTTGCTTTCTTGGAACTTGATGAGGATCTCCACCATTACATCTTGAATTTCCTTTCTGAGTTGAGAGAGGACGTAAGAAAGCGCATGAATCAATGTACTGGGGAGACATTCTGGCGAGAAAAATTTGAATATCTAACCAGACTGTACAAGGAACTAGATGCTCGGATGCCTCGCTAACTGCGGGGCTTTTCTTTTGGAGAAAACAATGAATTACGCATATCGGTTTAAGAACCCAGATATTGAAACCGCTCTGAATGTTCTTTGCGGGAAAGATTATGTCCAGAAGGCAATAAGAGAACAGTATGACAACCATAACGAGACTATAAACTTTGAATTTCAAAGCGCTCCCGGCGAAAGTGGGGCATGGGGATGTATATCGGTCAGTAAATCAGAAATAGAACGAGTTCGCGCATACGACCCAGACGACTGGAACCCGTTCCCGGAGGTTAATCCTCCGGAGTGCGGAGAGTACCTCGTGACATTTAAAGACGAGGATGCGGATTACGTGCAACAGAACTATTTCGACAACCTAGGAAAATGGGAAACCGCACATTCTGATGTGATTGCTTTTAGAGCCTTTCCCGCCCCATATCAACCGGAGGCCAGAAAATGAAACTTGAACTTGAAAACACTGATGATCCTAGGAATCACCAATTCGAGGATTATGAACAAATTGTTGTCTTGGCACACTATCCCGAAACCGGAATGCAGTTGTATGAAATCTTGACTTATTTAAATGGAGACTTCTGCACTAGTGAAGGCGAATTGTTTCCTTTTGACGATGATTACTTGGATCTGATGCGCTGGGAGAAAATCGATGTTGAATGAAGAACCAATCCAAAACATCTCTCAGATAGAGAGAGGGAGAAAGGAACGGTTTTTAACCGAAATTGCACAAAATTACCTAGGAGAGAGGGGATTCAAGGCAATACCGCAATTCACTATCCACAGGACGTTTGAATATCGTCTCAATCCTGATGCAAAACTCAGAGAAGCAATCGAGAACAATTTTGACTACAACGAAAAGTTAGCAGAAGGAGGGATTTTCAATACTACGATTTCTTACCGCAACGGATACGAACACCGTTTAGATGTTATTGGCATCGGTTACGGCATGGAACTCGCCGGCATTGAAATTAAGTCATGCTGGGAAGATTTCCGGACAGACAAAAAATGGCCTAGCTACATGGATTTTCTTAACCGCATGTACATTCTGGCGGACGAACCGACGGCGCTAAAGATAGCAGCATACCTAAAAGACCATAACCAGTGTGTCAAAGATGGTCTTTGTAAATGGTGTGATTTCATCCTGCATTGTCGTCCCCAGTCAAGAATGTCAACACCTGCTCCAGCCAATCCTATTTGTGCCGGTGTCATTGCGGCTATGGATGACGGCACAACAAAGATCGTCAAAAAAGCGATGAGGTTGCCAGCTGATGGAAAAACAACGGAACTGGTAAACGCAGTGGCTCGGAGCCTTACTTACCCGGGCCAGTTCTGTTATGTCGATTACAGCCCTGAAAGAGCTTATTCGTATGGAGAACTGCGATGACGAAAAAATGGAGGCCAAACGATATCAAAATCGCCAAACTCCTGCGGAAACATTTCAGCGATGATGATATCGATAACATTTTTAATAATGCGATGGAAAGAGGAGATTATCCGGAAGAATGGGTTGAATTTGAAATAAAAATCAACCCTTTGTTGTATACGGCTTATCAAGTTAAGTCTTCAGCATTCTCCTCATGCGAGGATTTTCTTCCTGATGTTTGGAACCCTTATCCGGAAATCCTTCCTCCGGAGGAAGGTGAATACCTCATCACGGTAAAAATCGGTGAGCGATCAGAAGTTCGGATCGGTCGTTGGGGTTTAGTTGGCGGTGACAGTGAATGGGTTGGAGAAATACAAGCCCAGATTCAGGGATTCAAAGAACTGCCAGAACCATATAAAAGGAAAAGCAGACATGGATAAAGACAAACAAATCAAGATCGTAAAACAGCTCAGAGAGCGTTTCGAGGACGATGTTTATAGTCTTTTGCAAGATTGGGTCGATGCTCTGGATGAAGCTGGAACCGGAGATGAATTGCCGGGAGAGCCGCTCATGGATGAATACACCAGAGTATTCAAAGCCAAAGATGTAATAGGAAGCTTTGACGATTACGAAGACGAGACAGAGGAATGACCTAATGGAAATAGCTCTTACTCACACTGGACCTATTCCCTTTGATGACTTCCCGGACGGAAGCCTTTTTATTTGCCGGATGTGCAACTTTGAGAAGAATCCTAATGCCTCGCATTACAACGGAAGGATTTTTCTACTCCGGCACTATAAAAGCGGAGACTACGCAACATTGACGATGCCCGGATGCGATTTCGGATATTTCTACAAAGGCGAATACGCCAAGCGAGATTTGCAGGAATTGACCTACGACGCCTGGGAGCCAGTAACGTTCAAAGTTGAAAAATAACGAGCCCTCTTCGGAGGGCCTTTTTATTAGGTGACAACATGAAAGATCGACCGGTGTCTGATCTTAGGTACACAATAACCTGGAGGAATCCATATAAACCGAGACCTGCAGGCCTGCCGAAGATTTTATGCAGCAGTCCTTTTGAGGAAGAGTTGACCCTTCCTTTGATTATGGCCGCCAACTGGGGCCTTAGCGCGTGGGCCATTGGCATCTACTTCGAACATCCAAAACCAAAAAGAAAGATGGACGAAGAGAAACGAGCGGCCATGAGAAAAAAGAGGATGCACACGCGAATTGAGAAGACTGCTCCACTGTTTGCTGATGAATTTGAGAAGAAAGAACTCGAGAAGCGGGCTGATTATTTTGCCGGGAAGTCCCAGGTTGATGAAGCTGAACTCAACCAGAGAATGGATGAATTCTCTGGCCTGATGACACCGGGAGAGGCTATTAAATACATGCTGAAACTTGGCGTCCCTACCGAGCTTTCTGACGAGGATAAAAAACTCGTCGAAGAGGTCAAGCGCTTCCGTGCAAATGAAATGAAATTTTCTTCCGAAGAATTCAGGCTTAGTTGTCAAAAGAGAGCTGCTGAGAAAGCAGAGAGGAAACGAAAAGCGCTTGAGGCTTTAATGGACATCCGGAACGAGCCTCTTTTTGCCGGACTTTGAAAATGACAGATATTAGTTATATTGACCGCTGGATGGATTACCCAGGAGATTCAATACCCGAACATCGGATTGTTATGTCCATCACGCGGTCAGATAAGTTTGAAGACCTCGTAGACATAACGTATTACTCAGTGCTGGGGCCAATCCCAACATCGTCATATACAACCCATTTCTTCCGCTTCCTTCCGGCCAAATTTGGTGAATATCCTCCGGCGCCGGATGAAAGGTATTGGAAAGACAGAGACAACCAAACTCCTACGCTATTTGACGATCTCGAGAACGAGTACCTGCCTGAGGAGCGATGGTTCGGTTATCCGGAGTTTAAGCCGCAGCTGGATCAAATTTGCATATTCAGATACATGGAAGAGGGCTTCAATTTTTATGACATTGATTTCTACGAAGGAAGAACCTGGCGGCTTCGGGAGAAGACAATTTTCGCCTTTATGCCAATAGCTTCTCCGGAAGGATTTCGCCGGCGCCGGTAATAAAACTTATTCCGAGAGTTGTACGAAATGACCGTACACACAACCAAACGAATTAAAACAGACAACTGGAGACCAAGATGAGATTCAGCAATAAAACGATTGAACAGTTGGCCAATCAAACAATCAATGGTGAGAACAGCATTGAGTTAGAAATTGACACTAACCTCGAATTAGGAGAACCCGAGGCGGTAGACCGCATCGGTGTTGAAGTGGATGCCTACTCCGACCTGAAACCGTTCGAAGATGATGAAGTGGTTGTCACATTATGGATGAAAGGACACGATGGCCTCTCAACCAGTTATCTGAACTTAGATATTGAAGATGCCGAAAAGTTAGGAAATCTTCTGCTCTTCCAATGCAAAGTAGCTCGCCGAGTCAGAGAGAAAAAACATCTTCTACTAAAACATTCTGATCAAACAGCCGCCGATTGAGCGGCTATATTTTTATGGAAATTGCCAAACTTTTTGAATCGTTTTTTGAATGTTCTGAGGCGTACAAAATAGTTGATCTTCTCAAACAGACGGTCCTAAATCAGAGCGAGAAGAATCATTTTTTTGAATACCTCGTTTCTAACAACGTAGATTTGAAAATCGACTTCCTGAGGGACCTGTTTCAATCCGAACATGGAGATAGGGATAAATTCAAACAGGATTTCACACCTGACTCTATCGCCCAGATTATCGCCTCTCAGATGACGGATTCCGGGTCGGTTGCTGATATATGCAGCGGAACAGGAACCTTACTTATACAGATCCTGAACAAGTTCCCGGACGCGTTCTTACACGCTGAGGAACTTAGTGACCGTGCTATTCCCTTCCTTCTGACAAATCTGGCTATCCGGAATGCAGAGGCTGAAGTTCTTCATCTGGACGTTTTGACCAAAGAATTAAAAGCGGTTTATCGGCTCAGCAAAGGGGAACGATTTTCCACTATCACCGTCTCCTCCGATGAGCCAGAGTTCCGGACATTTGATTTCGTAGTGATGAATCCGCCCTACTCTGTGAAATGGACTCCAGTAAAAAGCGAAGAGAACAAGGCTTTCGGTCTTGCTCCAAAATCCTATGCAGACTTTCAATTTGTGCTGCATGGCCTACATCATTTGCGTGATGCCGCGAAATTGATAGCCGTTCTTCCTCATGGAGTTTTATTCAGAGGAAACGGAGAAAAGACGGTCAGAGAGAATTTGATCCGAGCAGGGCTTCTGGAGTACGTGGTCGGCCTTCCGGACAAACTTTTTTTTGAACACCTCAATTCCTGTTTGTTTGCTGGGACTGAGCAAACAAAACAACCGTGGGACCTTATTTGTTGACGCCTCTAAGTCCTTCAAGAAACGGTCAAAACAGAATGAAATGCTTGATGAGCATGTTCAGCTCGTCATTGAGGCAATCCGCTGCAGGAATTCAATCCAGGGCTTTTCGAAATTGGTTTCACCAAACGAATTAGAAGAGAACGATTTCAATCTCAATATTCCCCGATACGTTGACAGATTGGAGCAAGAAGAACCGGTCGACTTCGCAAAATCTGTCCGGGAACTGGTTCAGATAGACGGCGAAATCAAACAGACGGAAAAGGAACTTCTTGGACAAATTAAAAAGCTAACCGGATTTAGCTATGAGGAAGCAATGGAGATTAATAAGTGGGAAAAACAATTATTAGGTCGCTCTCGGAGTGCGCCACGATCGAAAGAGCAAAAAAAGGACAACTCTACTCAGCTGGAACTATTTTGATCCCGATTTCCGGAGTGAGCAGAAACAATTGCGAAGTCAAAATTTTAAAAACTGATTCTCTAGTAGATGGGCGGTATGTTTGCGTGAATTCAAAAAACTATCCGCCATATTTTTTGTTCTCTGTCATCGAGTACAGCTTGCCCAACTTCCTAAGCCGTTATCTGCAGACTATCAATATCGCTTTTGAAGACATTGGACGGATGAAAATCAAAATCCCTACTAATGACCGGGTTATTTATCTGATTGATAAAACCATGCAGGCAATGGATGAGAACCAAGAGCGCATAGAGAACCAGATCATTGAACTGCAAAAAATTAAGAACTTCTTCCTACAGAAAATGTTTCCAGATACACAAACCAATAAGTGAGATTACTTTAACAGAGGAATCAAAAAATGAATGAATTGACGACTCTTCCGCCACCGACGTTAGAAATTATTGATGGTGTTCCTACAGTCCTGTCTACCGTCGTAGCGGATTATTTCGGATACCGTCATGACAATTTGCTTCAGATCATTAGAGGCCTGATCGCTCGAAATTCAGAGCTTTTATGTCTCCTATATTTTCAGGAGACAACCACAAGCCGTCCGCATCCTAAAAATCCGGATGTCTTTATTGAGTCCCCAGCATTCAGAATGAATCAAACGGGCTTCAACATTCTGGCGATGAAGTTGTCCGGAAAAAGAGCAGAACGATATCAAATCAGATTTGCACAAGCCTTCGAAGCAGCAGTGAAGGCTTTACAGAACATTAACCTGTCGACGTATCAGAAGGCCCTGCGACTGGAGGCAAAGTTCGACGAACGAAAACGGCAGATTAGTTTCTGCGCCTCTTCTCTCGCCAAATGGAAAGATGAAAAGAAAGTGATGCTTTTAAAAATGGACGAGTATCAAAAAGACGTACAGATGTCCCTTCCTTTCGATTCAATCCTTATCGAAGTACCGCACTAAATGAATACATCAAAACTCTGAGCATCCGTTTCCTGGGTGCTCTTTTTTTATGGATAAAACAATGACAGAACCGATGGAATTTACAGAAGCCGTCTTCCAACAGGTGGTCGGTAAGTATCGAATCAGGGTTGAGTTCAGAAACTACTGGAGCCCTCCTATGGCATGTTGGGCACAGGCATTCAACTCCTATTTTTGCGAAGCCTCTGATGTCTACATGGATGAATGCTACGACTATCCCTGGCGTCCTTTTATTCACTCTACAGGCTACTCAGACGACGGGAAACCAATCCCCATCACAAGGGAAGCAGCCGCGAAAGCCATCACCAATGCGTACAAGGAATTGACCCTGACACCGGAAGAACGACAGGCAAGGCGCGAACGATCAGAAAAGATCAAACGAGAAGTCAGAGAACGGCTTAGAAAACAAGGACTCATTAAATGAACTTACAAGAAAAGCTACAAGCTATTGCAAACCATTACGGCATGGACCTTCAGGCCATCAAACTGGCCGAAGAAGGAGCAGAACTGGCCGCTACCACGTTGAAGAACGTCGGTCTCATGATTCAGCAAGAGAACGGTGAAGGCGGTGAATCAATCGCCCAAAAACGAGCTGAGGCTATGGAAAAAACTGACGAAGAAATAGCTGACGTTCTCTTAGTGTCTCGGCAAATGGAATATCTGTTGCTTGAGTCCCCGGAATATGACGAAAAAATCACTCGGCTAATGAACGAAAAAGCCGACCGCCAGTTATCAAGAATCAAGGAAGAAGCAAAATGAACATTACTAGAATCAGCCTGAAGCAAACAACCGAAAATATTCAAATCCCCGACTGGGCGAAGACAATCGTCATCCACGCAGACACTACGGCACCGTACTCGGAGAAAAAATTACAGCAAATCTACGGGCTGTTTTTCAAAACACTCGGCATCACAGACGAATCCAGAACTAAATACACGCTTCGTTTTCACGTGAGATTCGATCGTCCTGACTCTGATTACTACGTTGAGTTTGCTGACATGATCATCAACGACCGCGTGAGGTTCTGACAATGCCCAGGAACAAGAAACCTCGGAAAAAATTCACATGTCGAAAGATTGAGATTCCGCGCATCTCTGAGGAACGCATTGATGTGATTATCGACACGATGACGAATGTCGGATTCTCTGTTGAACTTAAATTGCCCTATGGCAAGTTTGATCGAGATGATATGAGAGCTCTGGCAGATTTCAGCAACCTGACAGGCGTGACATTTAATGAACTGGGGGAGGATCGGTTGAGTGAGGAAGATCTTATTTCTTCCAATGAGCTGCAGTGTGCTCTCTCAGATAGTCTGACATCGTTATATCTTCGAACATACAAGAACAAAGCTAAGTTCTATGTTCCGACCGCGGACGAGCTCAAAACAATTCAAGAGGCCGTCACTTTCTTCCTCCCGGTAATGGAGGAAATTGTTAAAGACAGCCCAAAACTAATCATCAAATTCTGGAACAAAACAAAGAATCTAATGACGCGCCCGGATGGTGCGTATAACGGAGTAAAGGTTTCAAGCTATGAGTAAGACAAGATTGATCCGTATCCCGGAGATCGCAGAGATCTCCGGACTTTCTGTCTCAACAATAAAAAATTATGTTAACGGCGGGTATTATTCGAAAAGAGGCTTTGTACCCAAAGATGTTGGTTTTCCCAAGCCGGCAAAGATCATCAACAACATCCGCCTTTTCGAAGAAAGCAAGATCCGCCGTTTTTTCAATATCGCGTAACTCACTTAGGAGTAATCAGACTAAAGCAATATTCAGCCCAGGCGCTCATCATTTCCCGGCGCCTGATAAACGATTTATTCCGCTCGTATGCGCCGTTGTACGCATCTTGAACTTTGTGGTGCAAACACAATTCGGCGGTACGAGCGTCAAATTTTTTATCATTTCCTAATCTATCATCCTGCGCCCACGTTCTAAAAGTTGCACGAGCAATACCATGCATGGTTGCTCTAACCTCATGTTCAAGAAGACGCCCCTGCTCCTCATCGAGCCACTTTGTAGGCAAATCAGCTACGACGTTTGAGAACATGGTGTCCGTCATCAATCTTCCATACCGATTAGGAAACATCAATTCTTGCCCTTCTTCTCGCCGAAGAGTTTTTAAAAACTCGATCACTTCGTCTGCCAGAGGAACAACCAACCCTCCGTTACTCTTCATTTTTAATTGGCTCGGCGGAATATCCCAAACTCTCTTATCCAGATCTATCTGGCTCCACTTCGCCTCCCTTGCGGTTTGTGAGCGTGTAGCTGTTAGAACTGCGAAAAAAGCACACCTTCTAGCGTTTGAGTCTTTAAAGTGTTCATGCAACTCTTTCATAAAAAGAGGTAAATCCTGCACAGAAATTGCTCCTCTGTTAGTGGGTGCATAACGCTCGGTAGGTAATAAGTATTTCAGCGCGCCCGTCCTATCTGCAGGATTGTCGTGAGAATATAGGCTTTTTGCCTTGGCCCAATCAAAAATCCTTTTCGTTAGCTGGATTACTCTCTGCACGGTTTCCGGCTTATCCCAACAGCGAACAGCAATTCTAGCCACGTCCTCGCAAGTGATCTCTTTAAATTTCAAATCCCCAAGAACCGGAAGGACGTGATTTTTCATTCTTGACAAATAAACTCTATGGGCCTTATCTAACTCTTGCCAATTACCGACCTCCAGATTCCATGCCTCATATTGTGAGGCGACATCAGAAAATGAAAGATTAATCTCTGGCGGAGTCTTATCTTCTTTTTTCTTCTCGAGGCAGGCAATAAATTCGGAATCGGATAAAAGATTTAACCTTGCTGCCTCTTTTCTTGCTTGAATGAGCGAAACCTTTCTTAGACCGCCTATTCCTAGGTCATACCGTTTTCCTTTTAAGTATCTACGGAAGACCCATGACGAATATTTACCGCGCTTTCTTAGAAACAAGCCATCTGATTTTTGATCAAAATACAAACCATCCTCTTGAAGGGATTCCAGATAAGTCTGGGAAATTCGCTCAGGTAATTTTCGGCCTTTCAT